AAAAGAAGAAAAAGAGAAGAAGAAGAAAGAAGAAGAAGAGAAGAAGAAGAAAGAATAAAAATGACAGATGAAGAGGATGAAGAGGATGAAGAGGATGAAGAGGATGAAGAGGATGAAGAGGATGAAGAGGATGAAGAAGAAGAAAATAAAAAATTAGATAATGAAGAACTACAAAAAATTGAATTAGAAAATAAAATAATAGAGAATGAAAACGAGGAAATACAAAAAATTGAATTAGAAAAGAAAAGAATAGAGGATGAAAGAAGAAAAATAGAAGAAGAAAGAAAAAGAATAGATGATGAAAAAAGAAAAATCGAAGAAGAGAGAAAAAGAATTGAACAAGAAGAAAAACTAATAAGAAAACAAAAAAGAAAAGAAGAATTATTAAGAAAACAAGAGGAAAGAAAAAAAGAAGAAGAACGAAGAAAAGAGGAAGAAAGATTAAAGGAAGAATTAAAGAAAGAACAAGAAAGACTAAAAGAAGAATTAAGAAAAGATATACTTAGAAAAGAAGAAGAATTAAAAAAAGAACAAGAAAGAATTAAGGAAGAAATAAGAAAAGAATTAATTAGAGAAGAAGAAAAAAGATTAAAGGAAGAGTTAAAAAAAGAAAAAGAACGAATAAAAGAAGAATTAAGAAGAGACCTTCTTAAAAAAGAAGAAGAGGAAAGAAAGAGAAAAGAAGAAAAGAAAAAACAAAAAGAGGAGGAAGAAAGAAGAAAAGAAGAAGAAAGAAGAAAAGAAGAAGAAAGAAGAAAAAAAGAGGAAGAAGAAAGAAGACAGAGAGAAGAAGAAGAAAGAAGAAAGGAAGAAGAAAGAAGAAAAGAAGAAGAAAGAAGAAGAGAGCAGAGAAGAAAGGAAGAAGAAAGAAGAGACGAGGAGAGAAGAAAGGAAGAAGAAAGAAGAAAGGAAGAAGAAAGAAGGATAGAAGAAGAAAGAAGAAGAGAAGAGGATAGAAAAAGGGAAGAAGAGAGAAGAAAAAGAGAGGAAGAGAGAAAAAAAAGAGAAGAAGAGAGAAGAAAAGAAGAAGAAAGAAAAAAAGAAGAAAAAAGAATAAAAAAAGAAATTAAGAGAAAGAAAAAAGAAGAGGACGAAAAAAAGAGAGAAGAAGAATGGAAAAAGAGAGAAGAAGAAATGAGAAAAGAGGTTGAAAGAATTAGAGAAGAAGAAAAGAAAAAAGAGTTGGAAAGAAGAAGAGATGAAGAAAGAAGAAGAGATGAAGAAAGAAAAAGAGAGGAAATAAGAAAGAGAGAAGAAGAAAGAAGAAAAGAAGAAGCAAAAAAAAGAGAGGAAGAAAAAAGAAAAGAGGTAGAAGTCGAAAAAAATTCATTTAAAAAATATGAACTTGTTATTGCTTGTTATTATTTGACTGATTATAGTTATTTTGAAGATTTTTTTAAGATTGAATTTCCTCAAAATCGTAAATTTTTTGAAAAAATTTACATCATTACAAATAATGAGAATAACCAAGCATTAAAATTAATAAATAATGTTTATGGATTTAACATTGAAATTGTTGTAAGTGAAGCAGAAATGGGGGAAGCTTTTAAACAAACTAAAAAAATGTTAGAGATGATGCATGAAAATGTCTATGTATTTTTTCTTCAACCAGGAATGATATTACCTGATAATTTTAATCTTCTTTTAGGTTAGCTTTATGAAATTTATAAAAGGCGTCATAAGAATAAAAAAAAGTTTTTTCTCCATTATGTTTTACATGTACATAACTTTTTACATCTTGAGGATTTTTTAGGATATAGGACATAACACTATATCTATCTTCTTCATCTTTGATACAACTTTCATAATCTTTTGGGAAAAAGGTGCTTGAATATCCAATAAAATAGAATGGTTTTTTAATATCTTTAATAAATATATAATGAGGGTTATGTCCAGACACTAAAACCGTATCAACATCTTTTAAATCTTCTTTAAGATGTTTTTCTATTTCAAAGTAAGTTTTTGGAAAACCAGTTGACACGTAATAAATTAGATTTCTTTCATTTCTCAAATTTAAACCTTTTTTATCACTGAAATAAAGTTTTGTTGATTCTAAATATTCTTTATTAATTTCAGTATAAAGATTGGTTAATTTAATTTCATCATAAATTTTAAAGTTATATTTTAACAAATTTAACTTTAGTTCAGTTAAAAATAATGGTCTATAAAAATATCTAGCATAATAATCGTAACCATATTCGTTTATAGGTTTAGAATCAACAAAAACAAATTTTTTAGTTTCAGAAAAATGTTCCAAAGGTTCTACATGAACACCTGCTCCTACGTATAAAATTTTTTTAAACATTTATTAAGACTAAATAAATGTTTATATATTTAGATTATTTTTTGAAAGATTTTAAAAAGGTTTTCCAAACTTTATTTGCTTTTTTTATTTCTAAGGTTGGGTAAGCATGAAATCTAGATCTCTGTTCCATAGCCATGGCTGCTTGTTTGACATGAGCAAAAGACACTTTACCATTTTTATAAAGCAATCTTATTTTTTTAACACTTTCTTTAGCTTCTTTTTCAGTTCGAAATCTTAATCCTTTGATACTTTTTCTTTTTTCTTCATCGACAAATAAATCACTATGATGTCTTGGACTCTCACTTTTTTTTAATCTTGGAACTCTAGGATTTTTAGAAGGTGATTTTTTAACATATTTTCCAAGTTTTCCTTTTGATTTCAATGTTTTAAGTCTTTTATAAAATATAGGAGAATTTCCTTTTGATTTCATTTATTTATGAAAAGAATATAATAAGTTATAATGTATTTTATCAGAATGTTTATAAACTAAAACTTTAAGATCATACTCATTTTTTATTGTTCCTTTTGAAAATATTTTAATGTCATTTTTACTATTGTAAGCATAAACCTTATATTTAATATCTTCATCAATATCATTTCCATTATTTAATTTAATACCTGTAGACAAGCATTCTTGAATATCTTCACAAGGAACAATTAATTTTATTTCATTATCTATATGTATAAAATAAGGAATTTTTTTAGATACTTGTACAAATTCATAAATTTTATTATCAAATTTAGGTGTATTAATATATTCTTTTATTCTATTTTCACCTTGAATTAAAACTTGTAATGGATAAGACTGAAAATCTGAAATATTATTGTAATAATTGGGTATAAATTTTAATTGATGATAATTTTGTATAAATTCATATCTAAATTTAATATCTTTACGTAAAATATAAATTAAACTTTTTAATGTGTCTTCATTGTTAACAACTAATTTATTGCCTTTATACATACTTTTGTTATCAAAATCATTATTCAAAATATTTTTATATTTAAAATTAGAATCAATTAATACTTTGTCTTTTACAAAGTCAAGAATAGAATTATTATTTAATTGGAGATCATTTGAATGTACAAAAGTTGAATATTGATAATTAAAATGTGAACTTATAATCAAAGCTAATTTTCTATTATCCTCAAAAATTTGTAATTTACTTTTTTCTTTAATTGTTGGAAGGTTAAAATCATATTCTTCAAAATTTAAAATATTTTCTTTATTAATTAAGAATGAACAAAAAACATTACCCGAATAACCTCCTACAATAGTTTTATTTTTATTTTGTTTGGTAATATTAATATTATTCTCCTGTAAAAAATCTCTAATTTCATTGTAATTATTAAGTTGTAGAAATTCTTCAAGATTTTGTTGTATTACATTTAGAGGTGGTAAAGGAGATGTAAACATATTAATTATTTTGTTACCACTCTTTAACTTTAAAGCTCTTACTTTTCCATATTGATCTATATATTGGGATTGAACCATTACATTAGGAAACTTTAATGAAACAGCGTTATTAATTTTATCAAGAACATAATACTCTCCATTTAATATTTTGTATATATTATTAACACCTTCAATAAAAATTGATTGATTATTAAAATCTTTTAAGAAATTTTCACTCTTCATATCCCATTGAACAATAAGTTCACATTGTGGGTATAATGCTCTATCACTTTCATTACCAAGATGTTCATATATAAGAACATTTTTTTTATTATTTTTTGGATAATAGAAATGACCTTGAATATGTCTTGGAAGTAACATATAGCCTTCATTTTCTCCATAATTACGAGTAAAGAGATAAATATTTAATTTATATTTTTCTTCTAATAGACGAATAAAAAGTTTAGGATCAAAATAATTATTATCTTTATTAATATAATTTAAAATTTCTTCATCACTTAAGTCAAAACATTCTTGTTTAACTAAAGATAAATTCATAGTTCTTAGAGATTTTCTTTCATTTTCCACAATTTTTTTCCTCTTTTCAGGATTATCAGGTAAATTACTTTTGACTACGTCTAAAATACACTCAATAAAAGAATTTTTACTCCTGGAAACACCCTTACGTAAATAATCTTGACTATCATCAAATGTATCAAAAAGTATTTTTAAATTATTTGGAATTAAAGCAAATTTATCTTTTTGAACTAATTTGTTAGTTGTAATAATTCTTTGTTGTTCTCCTTCTTCTAATTCTTGTCCTTCATAATAAACTTTATAATACGATTTATCTTTTGTGGTTTGATCTTTGGCAAAACAACAAGGAATATATGGATATACATCTCTATTAGGTAAAGTATTTAAGATTAAACCAGGAAATTTCTTTTTAGGATGATCACAAATATAATTATAGACATTTCCTTCATCTTCACTTTTAGGATATTTAAGAACTTGAAATCCTTTCTTTTCGTAAGATTTAACTTCTGTATCTTCAATAATACTAGGTTTATTTTGACAAATTCTTGAATAATCAGCCAAGAAAAGATCAGGTGCAAGATATTTCAAATCAAGTTTCTTTTCTTCTATTTTTTCAACAACTTCTTCTTCTTTGAAATCAGGTATATATTTTTTATAAAATTTAATTACATCGTTTTTTTCTTCTTCGTACATTGATAAAAGTTTAGAAAATATATTTTGAAAATGATTGACAGCTTCCATATCTTTGGCTGAAGAAATTTTCACTCTCATCATACTTGAACCGAAGGGAAATAAAATTCTATTTTTTGATCTTATTTCAACATCATTTGGTTTTACTAATTTGGTGATAATATTAGCTTTTACCTCTCCCAGTTCAGGTTTTAAAGGATCAATAAAATGTAAATATAATCCTGGTTTTTGTTTAGATGCTTTAATACTTTCATCTATAAATAAAAAATTATTAAAATATTTATTGTTCATGACCATATCCGAAAATATAAACTTATTAATATTAGTTTTACTTATGAAATAAATTCCATTGAACTTAGTTTTAATACTGTCAATAATATTAAAATCTAAATTAACAAAAATAGATTTTAATCTAGAAATAAGTTCATCTTGTTTTATAAATTTTAAATTAGAACGTACTTCTATTATCATATTATTATTTTCAATATAAATCAAGCAATCTTCATAATCTTTTTCTAGATTAATTTTAGAACTATGTGTTTTAGTTGTTAAAATTTTAAGATAAATTTGAGGTAAAATATTTACAAATGAATCTAAAGGCTTAAATTCTTCAAAAATTTTATAATAATCTTTAAAACTAACAAAAGGTATAAAATGATTTGTTTTAATCAAATCAAAAATTGCATCAAGAGAATGATTTTTTAAATCAGTAATTAATTTTAGAGTTATTTTTTCAGTTTCAAAGTCTGAATATTCCTTAGAAGCATGCGAATTAATTTTTTTTAAAAAATTATTTTGTGCTTCAATTTTTCTTGAAATTTGTTGAATTTCAGAATTAAGTTTAGTTAGAATAGATACTCTATCCTTTAAAATTTGGTCAACATTTATTTTTTTATCAAATATCTCATCAAGTTCTGTTTGAACTAATAATTTGAAATGATTTTGAGTTTGAATCATATTATTTTTAACAATCCATAATTTAGTAATCTCTTCCAAATTCGAAAAATCTTTTTTAACTAATTCATAAAAATCTTTATATTGTATATCGTCTTCAGTTCCTTTAATTAAATCAAGAACATTTAATACTTTATAAGACTTAATTTTTCCAGTTTTTATTTCATTAAAGTTATACTTATCGTCAAACTTTAAAAAGCGCGGTAAAGTTTGTAAGATACTTGCTAGATTCAATAAAAAAATAGCTTCAGTATCATTTGAAGATACAGATATATTTTGATTATTAATTTTTACCATATTTATTTTATTAAAAATATTTTAATTAAGTTTATAATTTAAATTAATTATAAACTTTTTATTTTCTATTTTTTAATAATTTTAACTCTTCTTTCATTTTATCTAAATGTTTATCACAAAATGTGATTAACATTTTACAACATTTATTTGGAATTTTTTCAAGGTCAAACTTCATTCCTAATTTTAATATTTTACTGTCATAAGGATTTCCAAAAGTATTTTCATGTTGTAACTGATAGGATCTAATTAAAGCATATATAAGTTCATGACCTGCTTCATCTAGTTTTTTTATTTTTTTAATTAATTCTCCATTCTCATCTTCAGATAATTTTTCATCATCACAATTCTTAAGTAAATCTTGATATAAAGGAAAATTCATTTATTATGTTACAAGTATTTCTCAAAATCAATTTTAAAAAAATAATATTAATTTAAATGAAGTTATTGTATATAAAAAATTCTGATTGGGAAGAAGATTATATTATAAAAGATTTATGTGGTGATATAAAAAATTTAGAAATCGAATACTACAGTAAAGAAGATTTTTCAAAATTAATAAAATTTCAAGGAGAAAAAGTTATCTTAACTTTGACAATAAATCATATCTATAACCTTGAAGAAGCCAAAAAAGTTGTCCAAAATTTAAAACCATTAATCATTATTTTTTTATCTGATGAATCTGGTAAACATAATGAATGGATTAGTCTAGCTTCTTATACAAAACTTTTTCTAATTCAATATAATCATTCTCATTATAATCTTTTAAATAATAATATTTATCAAATACCTCTTGGATATGTGAAAGGTATGTTAAATGGGAAAAAATCTACAAATTTAAAATTAAAAAAAATAGTAGAAAGAAAATATAAATGGTGTTTTATTGGAACTAAAAAATCTGATAGACAAGATATGTACAAAAGTTTTTTAAGAAATATAAGTGATGATCAAAAAGATTTTTATCTAAGTACTAGTAATAATCTTTGGAATATAGAAAAATTACAAGATTCACCAAAGGATATATTTGAAAAATATTCAGACACAATTTTTGTTCCTATTGGAAGAGGAAATACAAACTTAGATTGTTTTAGAATTTATGAAGCGATAATAAGCGGTGCTATACCAGTTATTGTTGGAAAAGAAACCGAAATTAATAATGCTTTTAATTATAATGGAAAAACTTTTGCAAGAATACAAGCTGAAAATTGGGAAGAAGCTTCTAGAACTTGTAAAGAATTTTTAAATAAACCTGAAACTCTACAGCAAATACAAGAAGTAAATAAAATATGGTGGTCAGAACAAATAAAACAAATTAGAAAATTAATTAAAAAAGCAATTAATTAATAAATGAATCAAATTGGAGAAAAAATTTATTCAGGTGCAGCTGAATATGGTAAAATTAAAAGTGGTATGAATTTATTTTTTGGTTTATTAATTGGGATACTTTTTTTAGTCTTAGGAATATTTATTTTAAAAAGAAAGAAAGTTTATACTGAAAATATTAAAGGAAAAATAATTACATCTGAATGTACACAAGAAAAAGACCAAAATAATAAATTAATCTATGATTGTAATATTAATGTGGATTATAAAGTTAAAGATATTGAATACACAGTTGATTTTTCACACAAATCTTCTAAACAATATAAAAAAGATGATCAAATAGACTTATATTATGATATTAATGATCCTAAAAATGTTTCTTTGGATAAAGATGAAAATTTTTTTGGATGGATTTTCGTAGGAATATCTCTATTTGTGATTACTTGGTTAGTAATAAATTTTATATTGACTATGAGATATAAAACATATGCTTCAGTAGTTGGTGTGGAAGAGGTTGGAGATGTAAAAAATATTTTTAGAAATTAAGTTTAAAGATATATATGTTTTATAAAATTATGTTTTGTAGTAAAAGAAACGACATGTATAGATCTTCTCAAGACTTGGATCATATTAGTATTCAGGGTTCAAATTACTTATCTCATTTAAGATCTGATGAAAATCTTGAAGTTAATATACAAAATATAATACAAGGTTCATTTGAAGCTGGAAATAAATTGTCAAATGATGATATAGAAGATCTTACAAAAAAAATTATTAATAATATATCTCAGGCTACAACAGTTTATTTAATAAAACTTTTTATTCAAAAAGATTTATATACAAACAAAGTCTTTTCAGTAGATTCTTTATTTGAAAAAGAAGAAAGAGAAAAAGAGGAAAAATCAGAAGTATGTGTGGTTGAAGGAAAAAATCCTTGTTGTAATTCATTTTATGATTCAAGTATAGTAGAGTTTCAATACACAAACAAGAATTTAGGTTTGATTGCAGTTAAAAAAGGAACATGTTTTCGTTGTAGTGCTTACAAAAGTATTTTGTATTCAAATGTGAACAATAATAGTTCTCAAATGTGTGAAAGATGTATAAACGAGATGTTTGAAGATTCTAAAAAAATAATTCTTTAAATATAATTTCTTTTAATTATATTTAATAAATGGGTGAAAATAGTCATGTTGATTTTTTTACCAAATTAGATTGGACTAAATCAACTGAAGAACTTTTAGTTTCTTGGGCAGATATAGCCCTTTGTTATACTTGGATTTTTGATAAATCTTATCGTATTTATAATCATATTAATTATCGATTTACAATTCCTATTGTTGTTTTATCAACCATTACTGGTACTTTATCTATGAGTTTAAGTACCGTTGTTCCTGAAACAGCTTTAGTTACAAGTCAATTCGTAATTGGAGGTGTAAATATCTTTATTGGTATTCTTTCTACTTTACAAAACTTTTTTAGATATGCCCAACAATCTGAATTACATCTTTCTGCTACTAGAGATTGGGCTAAATTACATCGTAATATTAAAATAGAATTATCTATTGAAAGACAATATAGAAAATCTGCAGAAGAATTTGTAAGATATGCTCGTCAAGAATATGAAAGGTTGTTAAATAGTAGACCTGTTATTCCGACAAAAATTTTAGATGATTTTAAGAGATTGTATAGAAATTCAGATGTAATTAAACCAGAAACACTACAAAAAATTAGACATCTTATTCTTGATGACGATAGAAATATGGTTGTAAATATTCCTCAAACTGAAAGTGTTAATCAATCTTTTTTTAGTAAAATGACATCTTTTATTAGAAAAACACCTCCATCTACCCCATCCGGAACATTAACATCTTCTCCATCTAGAACATTTACTCCTCAAAATACACCTTGTAGAGAGAGTCAAGAACTAGAAAGTATTGCAATTAAACAAATTGAATTAAAACTAGAAGAAAAAATAGATGAAGATGATGAAGAAATATCTTCCATAAATATTAGAGAAGAATAAAATTGAAAATCCAATAACAATTTTTTAAATTATAAATGACTATGAATGAAATATTTGTTATTGGATTTGGTATCTTAATTTATGATCATGATTATAATTTTTTTGAAGGTTTTATAAAAGAATTTAATTTAGCTCATAACACAGAATATAACATATATTATGATGAATATAATGAAAGTAAACCTATTTTTATATGTAAAACAGGTTTAATTCGACTAAATTATGAACCTTTTAAAATGGATGAACTCCAAAAAGAAATATCTTTTGAGGATTATCAAAATTTTTTTAAAATTAAATCAACTTTTACAGAAAATAATGAAGAAGATATTTTAATTATTTCTAAACCTAGTTGGTATATCTTTAATTATTTATCTTAATATCATCTTTCCAATATTCCGTATTACCATTACCTTCAATTATTGCAGGTCCATCTTCACGATGTCTTTTACCATCAACGTACCATTCTAGTTTAAAATTGTTCTTATTACTATTAGTAATAATAGCAGGTCCATCTTCACGATGAATTATTCCATGTTTATAATATATTTGAACATCACTATATCCCTTATAAATCACAGCAGGACCATCATCATTATGTAATTTATTATCATAATAGTGTTCTTTCTTTCCAGTATCGTATGAAACAATTCTAACTTTATTGTTCATTTATTTATAAATAAAATCTTTAAATTATCGTGAATATAAATATAATAAAACCCAAGGACCAAAAGCAGCAAAGAAACACCACATAGCTCCTACAACATTTTTATTACCATAAATCATAAAAGATATTATAAATGAGATTAAGACTATTAAAGCATTAATATATCCTTTATTGAAACCATAATAAGATAATAAAATTAGACAAATTAAAAATAATAAATAATAAGGGATAGAAAAATTAGCTGAATTCCATTTCCAATGTAGATGTGGTTTTGATTCAGCTGATACTGTTGTACATTGTATTTTTATATTTTTTGAATAGAGAAATGTTGATACTATAAATATTAACATTAAAACATTTATAAAAATAGGTAATTTCCTTCTTGAAAAAAACAATATCGCCAACCATAATATGATAGGTTCTAAATGATTTATAATCATACCTGTTTCAGAAATTTTTATGTTTTTATCCGAAGGACATGGTTGATTTTTCCACAGTAAAAATTCAATAAATTGCATTTGTATTACCCATCCATAAAAAATAGCTTCAGGTTTATAATTTTTTTTAAACAATAAAATAGATCCAATCATCCCAATTATATAGGTAATGATAGACACTTCAGCATTAAAACACATATTTATTTAAATACAAAATATATATCTTTTAATAAAATGAGTTTATTAAAAGATTGGAATGATAAGTTTGTTGGTTATCTAGAAAATAATACTAAAAAAACAATGATTTATTTTTATTTGGCCATAACAACAAGATTATTAATACCTATTTTCTTATTTCAAAAAGTTTCTCCTTTTTATGCTATATTAATTAATGAAATAATTTTAGATTTTTTTATCTCTCCTCATCACTATGTAAAATATACAATGCCTTTAGATAAAAGAATTTATGCTAATCATTACTATACTGATAAACCCTTAGATCATTGGGGATTTGCGATGTCTTTACAACCTGTTTTACTAAATAAAAATAAATATTATAATATGTTTGAAGGTTATAGACAATTTTTATTAAATTTATTCTTGTTTAGACTTTTAGGTTTTATTCTTTTTTTAATAATTAAAAAGAAACAAATATTTGTTTTATTTCCTAATTTTTATTTAACATCTTATGTTATTATTTCTTTCTACAGTCAGTTTAAAATTTCTAAAAAAAGTTTAAACTATATACTATTTTTAGGAATGATTTTTTCAATATTCAAAGAAATAAATATACATTGGAGAAAACCTTATAATGAAGATGACAAAGATTTCTCTATTTTTTAAAATACTCCTCAGGAACCATAAATTTAACTCCTGTATTTTCTGCAAATTTAAGGTCATCATCACTATGATCTCCTTTTCTTCCTGCTGCATCTCCAATATATAACTCTATCTCTCCATATGATTCTGGAATTAAATTAATAATACCGATATTAGGTTTTCTATATTCATCTTCTTCTCTTGCACAAAAAGCAATAAAAGGAATATCTAATTGAGATGCAATCTTTTCTAACTTCTCTTTCAATTTAGGATCTCCAATCTTTCTTCTTTTTTGATTTGAAATTAAAACTATATTTTTTCCGCTTTTATATACTTGATTTAATTTATTTTTTACATTATATAATAACACATTAGAAGGACTCACAATTGTTCCATCAATATCAAGAGCTACATAACTTTTACTTTTTTTTATTTCATCACTTTTGTTCTCAAAATAAAAAACAGTGTCTGGTTTTTCATCTCTAATCTTCTTTAATATTTTCCCAACTATATTTTTACCTTGATTATCGAATCCTACACCTAAAAAAGAGTCTAAAATTTTATAAATAATATCTCCTTTAGTTTCTTTTAATAATTTTTTAAGTTCTGGATGTTGTGAAAATTTACTTTTTAAAGCCTTTTCTATTATATCTTCTTCTAATTTTTTATTATCATAAAAATAATCTTCTCCAAGTTTTTTAGCATCGAGTGACGTTTTAGATTCTTTAACTTTTTGATAAGTGTTTTTATCTTTTAAAAATTTCATAGCTTGATAATAATGTTCTACGCTTTTGAATTCTTCATCTCCAATTTTTATAGTGTACATAGAGTAATTAGTTAGAGGAAAAAAATTAAAATAATCTATATATGTTTTCAGATAAGATTCATTCAAAATATCTTCTTTTAATAACATACTAAAAAGAAAAAAATCTTTGATTTCATCAATTAAAAATTCATCTTTTAATTCAGAATCTGCTTTAATATTTTGAGTGTAAACAAATTTATCAAATTTTAAAGCAGGTTTTAACACATTTTTATAAACATATTTTTCCCAATTATCTACTTCAAAAATTTTTCCCAAATAACCTTGATCCAAAGTCCAAAAAAGTATAGGTATATAATAAGTTAAATATCTATATTCAGTATCAAAAAAATCTAGATACCATTTTTTACTTACAGGTGTAATTTTATCTATTTTATCGGTTTCTTCTAAAACCTTTTTATAAGTATTAAAAATTATTTTTTCTTTTTGTTCTTTTTTAAGTTTATTATGTTTATCAATTAAAGTAGCCCAATAAAAACTATCTATGTCTTTATTTTTTAAAGATTCATAATAAGTATTTTCTAAAAATTTTACATCTTCAATATTTTTGTGTCTAGATTTATCTTCTATATTTTGATAAATCTTTTTTACAGTTGGAAAATAGTCTAAATATTCTTGAAAATTTTCAATCATTTCAAAAATTTGATAAAAATGTTTACTTATATTCGAATGTTTGTTTAATGATAAAGTATAAATGATATTTAAAATAATTTTTGTTTTTTCAGCTTTATTTTTAGTTTGAGAAATTTGTTCAAACATATCATCTAAACTATTCCAAATACCTATGGCTGATATTCCTAAATTTTCCAAGTAAATAATCTTTAATAATTGAATAAATTCATTAAAGATTATTTCACCTCCTTCTAAACATTGAAAAACATCTAGTTCGATACCAGCATAAATAGCTTTTTCTTCATTACTTTTTTGGATATATTTTACTAAAGCATTTTTTAAAGTTTCTAAAGAGTATCCATTTAAACTTATTTCTTTACCTTCTTTTATTGAAATTTCTTTATTCATTTTCACACTTATTTATTAAAGAATACAAAAAAATCATTTTTAAAATTGAAATTTATATCAAAAACAAATGTAATATTAAAGATGCCTGAAGGTCCCGAAGTAGCTTGTTTGGCTGAAGAATTAAATAAGAATCTAAAGAATAAAGTTCTTAACGATTTTGAATTTATTGGAGGAAGATATGTTAAACATTCTTTACCTGAATATTTTGAGGAATTTAAAGATTGTTTACCTTTAAAAATATCAAAAGTTGAATATAAAGGTAAATTAATTATTTTTCATTTTGAAAATGGTTGGTATATGTTTAATACTCTTGGAATGTCGGGATGTTGGACTTATGATAAATTAAAACATTCTCATGTTAGACTTCAGTATGATGACGAAAAAGAAATCTTTTTTACAGATGTAAGAAGATTTGGAACAGTTATTTTTACCAATGATGAAAACGAATATAATAAAAAATTAAAGAGTATTGCCAATGGGTTTTTAGGAAAATATATAATAAGTTTAGAAGAGTTTCAAAAAAATGTAAAAAAACATAATAAAAAAAATATAGCAAAAGGTTTAATGGATCAAAAAAGTATTTGTTCAGGAGTTGGAAATTATCTTTTGTCTGAATTAGTTTTTGATACTGGTATCAATCCTTTTTTAAATTTTTCTGACTTAGAAGAAAGTGATATAACAACTTTATATGAATCTTGTAACAGACTTATAAATGACTCTTATAATAACGGAGGAACTTCAATTAGAAACTATACTGATATGAATGGAGAAGATGGAGACAATTATTATAATCTTAAAGTGTACGGACAAGAAGAAGATCCAGATGGATATGAAATTAAAAAAGTAAAAGGACCTCATGGAAGAACTTTATGGTTATCTACATGTTATTATTTTGTGGATGATTTATAAAAATTTTTAAAAATAATAATTCCTATTTAAATAAAAATGTTCGCTGTTTACTCAAGTATTGGTAACAATCTTACCACTAACTCTTCCACAGTTCAAGTTCGTGTTGTAGTTTCAGGTCCTTATGGTTTTTATGGAACTAACAACAACTCTTCTTAAACTAACTATAATTTTTCTTAATATAAATTAAGAAAAATTTATAATCTTTTATAATAAATGAGAATTTGGATTTTTAATCTTATTTTACTAGCCATCTTTATCGTATCTTTATATAAATTATTTTCAAATGAAAATTATAGAGGTGGATACAATCCTAAAAATGGTAAGTTTGGTAAAGGACCTTATGGTAATCCTATTTATGGTGGATTTTTAAGTTCTCCTTGGTATCGAAGAGGTCCATATTACCCATATAATGTTCCTTATCCTTCTTACAATCCTTCTTACAATCCTTACTATAATCCTCCTTATAATTCCTATTCTTATCCTTACTTTTGGTATCCTGGAGGATACGCAGGATGTCCTTTAAAGGATGGTTGTGTATCTAATGCTCTTCCTTATTAAATTTATTAAAATATTTTTTTTAATAAATGAATAATTATATCATTATTGGAATAATAATTATTTTAATGATTGTAATCCTATTTTTCTTTCTATCAAATAGAAGACAAACTGGGTTTTCTGGAATACAAATTGAAGATTTGGCTCAACCTAAAGAGTTTTATACTAAAAATAGAGAAAAAACTATGACTTATCTTTTGGCGGTTTATCCAAACGGTAAAGAAAGTTTTAAAAAGTTAACTGATCTTGAACTGGCAAGTTTTTATAATTCTTTGACTCATTATTATAACTGTCAATATTCATATTCAGCTGATAATGGATGGGATCCTTTACCATGTAAAGATAAATTTCCTTTACCTTATCCCCCTCAAGGATGGTTTTTTAATTTCTTTACTTATCAAAATAAAGATATACCTTTTAGTTATAGTGATTCAGATGACAGTAAAGATGAATTGAAACTTCAAAATTTTGGAAGTGGACGTCCTGGTCTAGCATTTGTAACTCAAGATAATAAAAATAGAGCTGGTCCAGGAATGTTTTGGTTAAATGGCAGAACAATATTAAGAAACTGTTGGTATCCTAATGGTTTAAGTTTTTCTCAAAATAAAGATGGTTCTTTGACTTGGAATTATGGAAAAAACCAACCTATAGAATGGAATTTTCCAAAAGGATGGATTGATGGATTTAATGATAATAGTTACGTAGAAGTTACCCATACAGAACCTGTACCAGGTATGGTTCAAAGTCTTGGCTGGTGGTGGAATTGTGTTGCAGGTAGTGGTATTTTTTTAAATATTGGAAAAACATTAAAATCCAAAAATAAAATTGATGCTGTTTTAAAACTATTATCTCAATGCGATAAAGAATTCTTGAAAAAATGGTATAATACAGATGATATATATGAAATAATTTTTGGAATTACAGGATATTGTGGATATAATGAAGAAACTAAACAACAATTTTGTGACTTTAGATATGTATCTTGTTATGATTGGTGTGATCCAGATTATTTTGGAGTTACCCAAACTTCAAAATTACCTTTAAATAAATTTTATACAGAAGCAGTTAGATATCAAAAAGAAAATAATATCTCTCAAAGTGATGTGATTACAAAAGAAGGAATCAAAGCCGCCATAGATGCTGCCAAAAATCATGATGATTATAGACTTAGTAGAATATCAACCAAAGTATTATTGGATGAACATCTTTTCTTTTTAGGATTAAATCTAGGATACGATACAATTCAAATGACATATTCAACAAATAGTAATGGATATTATGGATTTGAAATTATAGATTTAAGATTACCTCAACAATATGTAGGAAAAGCCAAAGATAGAGATTATTTTGATTTTATTAACGTAAAAGTCAAAAAGAATATGCCTAAATCTCAAAGTGCAATTTCAAACACGTATAAAAAAGAATTTATTCAAGAATGGTTAGATAAAATGATTAAAAATAAAATTGTATCTGTAAGAGATCCTCTTGATGTATTAAATGAAAGTAAAGTGAATACATGTAATATTTCTTCAATTTTTGAAAAAATTTGTTTAAACAATTTACAATACGATGATGCTTGGTATAATTTTTATTGTAGTAATGTTCCTATCACAAATGAATATAAATGTCTTTCATTAGGAGAGGATGCTGATGATAAAAACAAATGTGTTTTGAAAGGATCTAATCCAACTTGTTAATTTTAAAATTGAATTTGTATCTGTTTTAATCTTAATTTTAAGAATGATGCTACAAAAAAATAATAGTTTTGAAAATAAGGGTATATTTACAATTTGTTATTATTTATATTTAATTTATACTTTACCTGCTATTTTTAAGATTTTATCTTATATTTATCATTATATGATATCTTCTAAAATGTATGCATATTTTTTCAATATTAACAATAAATTTATATATATTATTGATACTAAAGATACTTATCTTGTTCACACTTGTCCTTATTTAAATATTAAACAAGGATTACAAGAAGTTTTTATTTATAAAGGTAATACTCCCTTATGTCCAGGACAAGAACAAGAATACTATCAATATAGTTTAATGTATGCTTTATTAATTTATACTTGGGGATTAATTACTTTCTTTCTATCTTATGAATTATATACTTTAAACAAAAAGAAAGAATTTGTGTACATTAAAAAAGAATGAATTTAAAAATTGAATTTATTTGAATTAAATATTAATTCAAATAATGCTACCTGTATTAAGTAAAATTGGAACTATTTTTGAATATGTATATGATGAAAAAGGAAGACCTACTGGAAAAACACTCGATAAATTAATTATTAATCCTACTAATTTTAAAGTCACAGCTAAGTTTGATGGGACTTGTTGTTATATCAAAGATGGACAAATATATGCTAGACAAGATGTTAAAAAATCTATCCAGAATGCTCCTAAAGATTGGTTTCCTACTGCTGGAACTGAACCAGATAAAGGAGGTCATATTATTGGTTTTAGACCTTTAGATGTAAAAAAAGGTGATAAATGGCATTTTCAAGCTTTTGATCAGATGACTAAAAATAGAGCCATATTTTTAGAGTTTGATAAAAATTCTAAATCATTCTATTACACAACTAGAAATATCTCTGATTTTAATGGATATACAGCTGAGTTAGTTGGTCCTCATGTAAACGGTAATAAACATCGTCTTGATAGACATGCTTTTATTATTCATGGAAGTGTTGAAGTAGATGTAGAATGGAAATCACATTTTGATATTTATGAATGGTTTCAAAATGATGGTATTATTTATGAAGGCATTGTTATACATGATTTTGGAAACAAACAATTATATAAATGTCATCGAGGACATCTTGGAGGTTCTTTCATTTGGGCTGGACATCCTTTACCAATTAAAAACTAAATTATAATTTAATCTAATAAATTATAATTTAAAATGAATCTTTTTAAAGATTTAATTAATACATTTGATATACATTATATACACAAACAAAAAGAATGTGATGAAACATTAAAAAATTTTTTAAGAGAAGATAAATGTTCTAACGTGATTATAGATTATTTATTTATTTCTAGACAACATGCTAGAAAACAAAAAGAAGAACTTTTAACAGCATCTATTTTTAATATTCCTAAAGTATTAAATAAAATAAATAATGAAAATATATTGATAGTTAATGAACTTGAGACTATGCTTCAAAATGATATTTGTAAAAAAATTAAAGATAGTCAAATTTATACTTTAGTTTAAATCTTTTTTGAACTTTGTATCTTTTTTTGGATACAAATTTCACCTTTATGTATCTTTTGATGACATTCTTCACACAACACCATTAAATTCATCTTTCCATTTTTAGGAATATGTGGTTTATCTTTTACGAAACCATTCTCACAATCTTTTTGAAAATTTATGTGATGAACATCATACTCCTCATCAACAACTCTCTTTTTACATAATTCACATTCATCAATATAAACTTGACTATTATAACGACTTTTTTTATTCTGTAATATCATATTAGGTTTTTTTAATAATTCATTTTTTATATTATTAGTAAGTTCATTAAAATCTGTATCGTTAATAATATTATTAGATACTAAAATTCCATAAATTTCTTCTCCTTGTCCCTCTTTTAATATTCTTTCAAAAATAAGTTCATTATTAATTGAATTATGTTTAACATCTAGATGATAACATTTAACATTTTGTAATTCTTTTATCATTTCAATTTTTGGGATTTCATGAAGATGTGTAGCAAATATAAAAGAAGTTTGACTTTTACTCAAACTAATTATTGTAGAAGCAAGAATGGAATTAGCTGATAAATATTCAGTTCCTTTACAAACTTCATCTCCGATAATCAAAGTATTTTCACCTCTATATTTTAAAATATTTTTCAAATCCATCATTTCTAAAGTAAAAGAAGAAAGACCTTTGAAAAGATTATCATTTCCATCAATTCTTGTAAATATATACCTATATGGAGCAAAACTAAATTTAGTTGCAGGAACATATAAACCTGTTTGAGCCATTATAATAGATAGTCCAATACTTTTTTGAAAAGAAGATTTTCCACTACTATTTAAACCATATAATAATATTCCTTTTAAATTTTTACCAATCTCTAAAGATTGAGGAACATACTCATAATCAATAAGTCTTTCTATAATAGGATGTCTCAAATTTTCAAAATGAATAAAAGATGTTTCATTCTTGATCTCAGGTCTACAATAATTGTATTTAACAACACATAAACAATTACTTACAACACAATCAATTTCTGATACAAGTTTAATACAATCTTTAAAAAGATTATTCCAGTTTTTATTTATTTTTTCTAAATCAACTAGATAAACACTTTTAATTTTATTATTTATCATATTTTGTAGTGTGTTAGCATCTGTATGACTTTCAGCTAATTTAGGAATTTTTATTTTAGTTGATGTTTTAGTTGAAGAAAATTCTAGATCTTTGACATTAATCTTAATATTATCTTTTATTTCAATTTCTTCCCATTCTTTTAAAAAGGATAATAGTTTATCACCTTTTTTCTTAGTTAAAACTATAAATTGACCTTCTTTTTTGTTATTTTTTACACTAAATTTTAAGTCCTCTCTTGCTATACCATTTAATGTTTTGATTAAATATTCCACTAAATCTTCTCCAAAGTTTATTTTATTAACAATTTTATCCAATTCTTTATGTATCCCAGGATTATAGAAATTATTCAAATCTCGAAGATATGTTTTTTCAAGTACTTCTAAATTGAATGTGTATTCAATAAACTTGAGAAATAGTTGTAATTCTTCAGTTTGTTCCAAGTTTAATAATTTATATAAAAGATCACAATTTTTTATACTTACATATAAATTAAATAATTCTGCAGGATGTAAGCTTTTAATAACAATTCTTCTTGAATATCTTTCAATATCTTTTATGTTTAATAAAATACTTTTTATCTGAAGGAATAGATCATTCTTTAAATATTTCTCAGTTTCATCATATCTTTTTTGAATTAAATCAATATCTATTTCAGGATTTAACAATCTTTCTTTTAATAATCTTTTTCCAAGTATTGTTGAAGTTTGATTTATTACATCAAATAAACTATTGATTCTCTTATCTTTTTCGTTTGAAATGACATTCAAATTTAATAAAGTATTATTTCCCATAAAGAGTTTATCGTTTTCATTAATAACTGGTTTAGAAATATTTTTAAGGAGTTTTTCATTTTGAGTATAACAAAAATCTAAAGCCATCATTAATGAAATTGTAGCAAAAGGTTTTCTTTCAACTCCCAAATATTCAAGGATATTAATAATTCCAATTTCTCCATAAATTTTTTGAAAAAATTTAGTTTGATATGGTAATTTGAAATATTCTTTATCCAATACAGTAAGATAACGATGATTATATTTGTCTAAATCAATCTTGTTCTGAGAATAAATAATAATTTCTTTAGGAGAAAATTTATTTAATGATTCATAAAGTTTATTTATGGCTAAATTTTCATCAATTACACTAGAATGATATTCTTCAATAATAGTTTTACCAATATTTAAATCTAATGCAGTAACACCAATACAATTAAGATATTTTCCGTTCAATTGTTTTTCTTCTGATATAAAGATACTAAGAAGATAGTTATTATCAGATTGAACTTCTTCAATATAAGTAGAGGGTGAATATATACCTGTAATTTCTCGTTTAGGATTAGGAGGATTAGTAACTTGTTCAATTACAATAACTGTATAAGAATTTTCAGTAAGAATTTTTAAATTTTTTTGTAATGATACACAAGGAAATCCTAACATTTTAGGATTCTTTTCAGAAGTTTCTAAGATACTTTTATCCTTTTTTGTTAGAATAATATTTAAAATATATGAAATAGATTGTAATTCAGGACCTTTTTCATTAGTAGCATAACACTCAAAAAAACTTCCAACTTGCATTAAAACCAAAGTCTTATCACCATATTTATTTGCATATTCGGAATGATACTTTAAATAATCTAGAGTTAAAATCATATCTTAATTTAGTTTATATTTTTTTAAATTTTAAAAATTAATTTTAAAATAAATTATGGAAAGCGCAGATAATATTTTCGTTATTAATCTTTTAAAAGATAAGGAAAGAATGGAAATTATTTCTCAAGAGTTAAATAAATATTCAATTAAATTTAATAGATTTGACGCTGTATATGGTAAAAATTTATCTGATGAAGAAATAAATGATAAAGTAAGTTTAATTGGAAAAAATTTATTATGTCATCATTCAATGGTTGGGTGTTATCTTAGTCATGTTAATTTATGGAAAAAATTAATAAATGATGAAAATAATGATTTTTATCTTGTTTTTGAAGATGATTTTATAATAAAAGATTATGAATCTCTTTCTAAGCTTTATAATCTATATAAAAATAAAAGAATTGATAAAGATTATTTGTCTTTATTTGTTATGCATTCAGATATTAAAACCTCAAAAATAGAAGAATTAGATGGAGTTAAAATATGTAAAAAGATATTTCCTTTTACAACTGTTGGATATTTTATTACTAAAAAAAGAGCTATTAATCTATTAAAAAGATTAGGTAATAAAATTCATTATCATATAGATATTAGTTTAGTTTATTTATCAAAACTATATAAAGATTGTGAAATCTATAATACTTATAATAATGTATTAAGTTTAAATAATGAAGGATTGTTAAAATCAAATAATACTGGTAATTTACAACAAAAAACTATATTGTCTCTTATGCCTCCAGATAAATATTTTCCTTTTCAATCTCCAGCATTAACTATTAAAATGAAATATAATATTTCAACGGAAACCTTATTATTTTTTATCTTGTCTATTTTATTTTATTATCTCTCAATTAAACGAAAAAATATAATTTTTTATTTATTATTCATCATAACTTTTACAAACTTTATTTTATCTTTGTTTTAATAAAATGGAATTTGAGGAATTACCAGATTTACCCAATAAATTAGTTGTTGATCAAATAATAGATTTTTCTCATCTATTACAAGTTGATAAAAAATACACTGTTTTTAATCCTTGTATTACTCATTACAAAGATAATTTATATTTATGTTGTTATAGAGTATGGTCTAGATATATTGATGATAAAGATTATATTGAAGTTACAAAAAATATATATGCTAATCCTAATCATCCTTGGAGAAGTAGATGGGGAGGTAATCTTGATATAGACGATTCTCCTATCAAAGGTCTTATTGATATTACAAAATTTGCCATGCTTCAAATAGATAAAATAGAAAATAATTATGATATAAAATTAGTGAAACAATATTCAGAGACTTTTAATGATATACTGCCTAAAAAAATTGAAGAAGTTTATTTACAAGATGAAGGATTTCAGAATATTAAAGGAAACAAATTAAAAGATTTAAAAGACCTTTATCATTTATCTGATATTAAATTTTGGAAATGGCAAGATTCTAGACTTATACAAACCCCTACAGAAGGACTTTTTTTTATCATCGGAAATGTAAAAACATCTAAGGATAAAAAAATTTATAGAAAAAATCAAGATAAATTATTCAATAAAGATTTTGATAATTGTAATTTAGAAAAATCGAGAGAATATAATTCTGGTAATAAGGATAATGCTTGTTATCTTTTATATTTATCTGCTTTACAAGTTGATCCTGTTACATTAAAATTAATAAAGATTACTGAACCTACAATTCTTTGTCCAAAATTTTCTGCCAGAATTGAAAAAAATTGGTCTATATTCGTAGATAAAATACCAGGAAATAAATTAAGATTAAACATTACTTATCAAATCAGAGAAGAAAATAAAGGTGTAGAATTATTTACAATTGATTACAATCTTGAACAATTAGAATTAATTGATGATTGTAAGCACAAAACTTTAAAAAGTAAAAATGGTGTTTATGAAACAAATTCAAAAAACAAATCTATAAAAGAAGAAAAAAAACTTTCTTTTTTCAATAGTATTGAAGAAGCTTTTGAAAATAAATTATTTATATCTCCTTCTACTCCTACTATCCATTTTAATAATGAAGAACTAATTGGAGTTGGTCACATAAAATTTGATTATAAACATTTTGATAATCAGAAGTGGAAAGATACTCCTATTAAACAATTTATTGATATTTGTAAAGACAGAATTATAAATTCTCATTGGGGTTATATTTACCTTTTTTTCTTCTATACATTAGATAAAGATACTTATAAATTAAAAAGAACATCAAATTTTTTCTTACCTCAACCAGCCAATGTAAGTTTGATTTTTCCAGTAGGTTTATCTAAAGTTGGAAAAACTGAATATGTAATATCTTATGGAGATTATGACACATATTCTTGTGCCATGTTTGTAAATGTAACAAATATTGAACAAAGTTTAATCAACATTCAAAAATTAAACTTTGTAAGAGATATGAATATTATTATCAAAGATAATAAAGCCACAATTAAAAATAAAAAAGAAATACAGGATGAAATTACTTCATTAAACTTATTTAGATTTATAAGTTGGAAAAACGATAAAATTAATAAAAATATTTTAGTATGAAAATGAAAAAAAATTATTATTAGATATATTTATACCAGGATATTTATCAAATTTATAAAAGAAGTGATTGTAATCAATATCTGTAAAAGTATAATAAATATTATCTACAGTTTCAAAGTAATCTTTTAAGATAATTTTATTCGTATACCAATCATTATATAATAAATTAGTTAGATGATCAACATCATAAATTTTATCTTCCAATTGAAATAAAGTTCTAGACATTTGAATATCTTTATCAAAACGCAACATTGTAAGTTTAGAGTTTACAATATGTTCAACATTTTCATTTTCAATAATAAATCCTTCTATTAAGTTTGAATTGAAATTTAAAAGTTTTAAAGTATCATTTTGTTCAAATAAAATTTTTTCATTAAAATTAAAATTTATATTAATTAATAATTTTTCAACTTGAATATTAAGTATTAAATTGTTTTCAAAAATATTAAATTTTAATAGATTATCTTGCATATAAATACTTTTGTTAGTTTTATAAAAATTTAAATCTTGAAATAGTTTACTTATTTCAATATTTTTATTATAATCTTTATAAAATAATTCAAACTCTTTGTTAAATAAATTGAATTTACAAAGTATAAATGAGTTATTAATTTTACCTGCAATAATGTATTTATTATATTTTTCAAAGTCTGTTGGTATCAAAGATTCCTTAATTGTTATCTGATAATTTAAACTTTTTTTAAGAATATAATTTTGACTGAATTCAAATATAAGACATAAAAATTTTAGTATGTCAAGTAATGCAAAAATCATTTATTGTAAATTTATTACTTTAAGTATTTTCTTTTTATAAATAAAATGTCCAAATTAGATGCTTTAATACCTGCATTCTTACGATTTTTAAATAATATTAAAGTATATCATTGGCAAACTACAAATTATGCTCAACATATTGCAACTGACAATTTACATACTCAAATGTCTTTATTAATTGATCAATTCGTTGAAGTTATTCAAGGAAAAAAAGGTGTGAACAGATTAAGAGTTAATGATAATACAATTACCCTGTATAATATTGATGATATTGATATCATTCAGTATATGGAAAATTTTAAGTATTTCTTAGTATCAGAACTTCCTGATGCTATTAAAATGCCTGGAATGAGTCAAAGTGATTTATTTAATATTAGAGATGAAATGCTTTCAATTATTAATAAAACTCTTTACTTATTTAGTTTAGTTTAAATTAAAAATTACTGTTGTAAATGATATTTAAATACTTTCACATTTTTTAAATGAGAATAGTTCTTTTATGTGGTGGAGCTGGAACTAGATTTGATAATATCTATCCTAAACCACTTAACCTAGTCAATGGTATACCAATGATACATTATGTCATAAAAATCTTACCAACAAATAAACTTACTGTGGTTTATCATATTGATTTAGATTTATATGGGTTTAAACAATATCTTATTAATAATTTTAAGGAGATTGACTTTGAATTTATTCCAATCTATTTTCAAACTCGTGGACCAGCTGAATCAGTTTTTTTAGGTCTTAAGGATTTATCTAATGTTGAAGAAAGAGTTTTAATTTTAGATAATGATAATATTTACCAAGATTTAGATTTTAATAATCTACCTCAAACAAACTTTATATTTTACAAAAAAAATAATACTCAACTTTATCATTATTCTTTTGTAAAAGTTGAAGATAACAATTTAGTTCAAAGTATAGAAGAACGTAAACCTATATCTGATTATATTTGTGTTGGTGGTTATGGATTTGAAAGTATTAGATTATGTTTAGAATACTGTAAAAAGACTATCCTAGAAAATATTACGGAACCTTATATGTCTTATGTATGTACTAATTTATTAAAAGATGGACATCAAATATATGGTCATCATCTTCCTGATTGTTATTCGATTGGAACCCCTAACGATATTGTTTTAAATAAAGAGAGAATTCCTAAAATACCTTTAAGAATTGTTTTTGACTTAGATAATACTATTGTGACTTACCCCAATATTTATAAAGATTATTCAACTGTTCAACCTATTAATTGTATTGTAGAATTTATGAAACAAATGAAAGAAGATGGACATACTATCATAATAAATACAGCTAGAAATATGGTTAGTTCAAACCATAATGTTGGAAAAAGTCTCAAAAATATTGGTTTAACAACTCTACAAAGTTTGCAAAATTTAGGAATTCCTTATGATGAAATTCATTTTGGAAAACCTTATGGAGATTTATATATTGACGATAAATCTTTTAACACATACGATTTAGGATTATTTAAACAAATGGGTTTTTATAACTATATTTCAGGTTTAAAAAATTTTAAAACAAATAAATATAATAAACTTGTTAAAATAAATAAAAATCATATCGTAAAATTTGGAAATAATCTATCAGGAGAGATTTTTTTTTATAAAATGATATCCAATCATACTATTAACAATCTATTTCCAAAAATAGTTCAATATGACTCAGAAAATAGTATAACAATGGATTTTATTAATGGTACTAATTTTAATAAGATATATTCAGAGGGATTACTTCAACCACAATTATTTAAAAAATTTTTAAATTGTATAAGGGAGTTGCATTCAGCAGATATTGAAGATAATGTCCAATTATCTAAAGAAGAAATATCTAATCATTATTTAAACAAATTTGAAACAAGGTCTCAAGAGAAGGAACATTATCCTTTTCAAGATTTTAATGATGTCTATCTAAAAATAAAAAATAATTTATTAGAGTTTCTATCTAAAGATAGAAAAATCAATAAAATTATTCACGGTGATTTATGGTTTTCAAACGTAATGTTTTATAAAAATAATTTTGTATTATTTGATATGAGAGGAAAAATTAATGATACTTTTACAATAAAAGGTCATATTGACTATGACTATGCAAAAATTTATCAATCAATCGTAGGTTTAGATTACATTATTGAATATGATTCAGAAATTCCAGATAAAATCAGACAAGAAATAGAAAATATTTTTTGGAATTATTATCCAGGAGACAAATTAGAATTACAAAAGTTAACTGCATATCTTATTTATAATACTTTTCATGCTTATGAAAAAGATTTCGAATTATCAAAGAAGGAAAAAATTTGGAATTTAATTAAAAAATACTTATAAAATAAATGAAATTATTAAAGGTTTCAATTATCATTTTCTTAATTTTATTCATTATATTCTATTTTACCTGTTTAACCCATTTTCAAATAGAACATTTTAATGTAACAGGAACACCACCTAATTATAAGAATAAAAAAATAGCTATATGTATATCAGGACAATTTAGATATATTAACGATATGTTAATAAATCATCAATGTTTATTCCCATTAAAACCAGATTTTTTTATATATGCTGACGACAATTTAACAAATGAAGAAAAGGATTTAATCACTTGTTTTTATAAACCTCAAAATATAGTATGGGATAATGAAAAAATAGAAAAAATTAAAAAATATCCTGATAATATGGTTTATATGCTTAAAAGAATGTATTTTTGTGATAAGTTAAGACAAGATTATGAAAATAAATATAATTTTGAGTATGATATTGTAATTAGACTTCGACCTGACTTAGTTCTTAAAGAATATATTCCAGAAAATATCATTAATAACTTTCAGAAAGATGCACTTTATATTCCAATTCAATATAAACATGATATTTATTGGTCTAGAATATTTGGTCCAACTGATATGTTTGTTATGGGAGACAGAAATATTATGAAAATTTATTCTGAATGTTATCTCAATTTGAAAGATTCTAATACTGATACATGCACAGGGGAAAATATTCTTTTTGGTTATTATTCAAATCTAATTAAATATGTATATAAATTTAAGTGTGGATTTGTCCTACATTCAATGATATTTGAATGGAATCTTTCTTCACTTAAAAATTTATTTTTTAAACAATTTTGGAGTAAGTTATGGTTCATACAACCTGAAAATCTTATTAAATGTACTATAAATAACAAGTTGTCAAATAAGAAGCTTATTTCCTATATAGAATAAAACAATCTAAATTTTAATTTAAAACAAAATTGAAATTTAACTACTACTTTATCAAATAATATGGGGAAATGGAGATAAGCTTAAAGGAAATTAATAGTATAACTTTTGGAATATATTCACCTGAAGAAATAATTAATCAATCTGTCGTCAGGATAGATTCGAATAAACTTCATGGTGAAAACTCTGTGTATGATGAACGTATGGGTATCCTTGAAAATAATAAATTATGTGCTTCTTGTGGTCAAGACTGTACAGATTGTCCAGGACATTTTGGACATGTAGAATTGAATGTTTTAATTATGCATCCTATGTATCATAGACATATTGTAAATTTTTTAAAGTGTTTTTGTTTTAAATGTTATCGCTTTTTACTTACTGATGATCATTTAAAATTAGATGGAATTATGAAATACCAAAGAGAAATAAGATTTGACAAAATATTGACTAAACTGGAAAAGATAGATAAATGTTGTCATTCTGACTGTGAATGTGCCAAACCAAAAATTGTATACTCTGCCACTGATTCAAAGATAAGTATAGTCTTGAAAAAAGATAGAAGAGAATTGTTGGATGATGAAATCAAAAAAATATTTGATAATGTTAAAGATGATGATGTTGAACTTTTGGGTTTTGATCCAAAATTGATGCATCCAAAAAATCTTATCCTTTCAATCATTCCAGTTTTACCACCTATATCTCGTCCATATGTTGTGAATGATAACGCTACTTGTGATGATGATTTAACATTACAATACATAGAAATAATCAAAGCCAATAATCACCTCAAAGATGAAAATTTGGATGAAACTAAAAAAACCAAACATATACAAACCTTAAAATTTAGATTAAAAACATTAATGAACAACAGTCAAGCCAAAGCACGACACACTAATGGAAGACCTTTAAAAGCCATCAAAGAAAGAATATCAGGAAAGGAAGGTCTCATTAGATGGAATCTGATGGGAAAAAGAGTCAATCAATCAGGAAGAAGTGTTATTGGTCCTGATCCAACTGTTAGGACTGATGAATTAGTTGTTCCAGAAAAAATAGCCAAAAATTTGAGTGTTCCTGAAAGAGTCACACCTGAAAATCTACAATATCTACTCTCACTTGTAAATAATAATCTTGTAAATTATGTATTGAGACCAGATAACAAAAAAGAAGATGGAAAAATGATTAGATTTCATGTAGCAAAAGCTTTAGAAAAAAAGGGCACTCAATTATTGTATAATGATTTAGTAAAAAGAAATGGACAAGAGATAGATCCTTTTAGAAGTAAAAATTTCCTTTTACAAAAAGGTGATATCATTATAAGAGATGGAAATGAAATAACTGATGTAGAACTTCCGACAAAGAAGTTTTTTCAATTAAAAATTGGTGATGTTGTAGAGAGACAATTAAGAAATGGTGATATCGTCCTTCTTAATCGTCAACCAACATTACACAAAGCTTCAATGTTGGCCAAAAGAGTAATCATTCGACCTTATAAAACCTTTAGATTTGCTCTTGCTTCTACTAAAACTTTCAACGCAGACTTCGATGGTGATTATAATTCTATCATAATTTAAAGAAATGCAACATATAATAAAAATGGATGAATTAAAAATTGAAGATATTAAAGGAATATTATATAAAATTAAATGTGTACCAACTCAAAAAATTTATATTGGACAAACTCTAAGTCATCATAAAAAAAATAAAAAATGGGAACCATATGGTTTAGAATGTAGATTACAAAAACATTTAGACAGATCTTCTTTTGCTGATTATCCTCTATATAATGATATAAAAAAATACGGATTAGATGCTTTTGAAATTAAGGAAGAAATTATCTTAGATTCAAAAGATATTGATAGATTAAATGAACTTGAAAAGGAACTAATATATAAATATGATTGTCTTCATCCTCATGGTTATAACTTAACAACAAACACAAATAATATGTCAGATGACAAAAAACTATTATATGATTATTATGGAAAAAATATAGAAAGAACGGAAGAATATCTTGAAAGACAACAAAGAAGAAAACAAATATCAGTAAATTGTAATACAGACAGAAAAAGAAAGAGTTTTTTTGATGAAAAAGATGTAGAATCTATATATATATCAGCAGTCAAAGAAGGAAATCAATATAGAATCATTCGAGTTTTGGTTTATGTTAAAGACTTTGAAGATGTTTATAGACTACAATTTACTAATAAAGATATTCAACAATCTATTGAAAGAGCACTGACATTTTCAAAATCCTTGACTAATAACATAAAATTAAATTCTGTCATCGAAAATATTAAAAATAACAATGTTGAAGAATTATACCAATATCAAGAAAAACTAGATGAAGTTCTAAAATATAAAGATAATCTTAAAAGAATTTCAGGTTCCTTTCAATTTCATAAAAAAATAAATAAACATGTTTATCTTATAATTATTTACTATAAAAATTTAGAGGATATTAAGAGTAAAAGAGTTATGTTTGGAGGTAAAAATATATCAGAAGATGATGCAAAAAAATATGGTTTAGAGTTTATTCAAAAAATTAAAAATATATTATCTAATGAAGAAGAAGTTGCATTTCAAATTAAAACACAAATTTCTAGTCACCAACAGTAGGCTGCTTTAAAAGTTACTTCTTACTTTTAAAGATAAACAGTGTAAAAGAAGTATCAATTGTATTGATTATATAACCTGCTAGTCCAAACAACTCCATGTTCTGCGCATGGATGGGCGAAACACCTCAATTGCGGGGAAATCCTTAGAGCCTTAATTACTAAGTTTAAACTGGAAACGGTTTAGATGGCGGGGGTAATGACCTACGGTATAGTAAAAACATTAAGGATTGGGTGATCCGCATCGTAACTCTAATCTTCATTATGACAAGAAGTACGAGGAGCGTTCAACGACTTAAAGGGTGTTGGGAGATGATGAAGGATTAGTCATCCAGAATCTTCTTAAGGTATAGTCTAGCCCTCTTAGGAAACTTTGAGGTATCAGCGGAGATAAACATTATGTCTCAAACAGATAGCTGCCAATAAAGTTGTGAATTTACTTTATTGGATAAACAGTGTAAGATTCACCTTAGTATATAACTATCTAGTCTCAGTAATATCAGGAGGCAAGGTGGCCCAATTGCGGGAAGTCCCTTAGAGCCTTGATTACCAAGTTTAAACTGGAAACGGTTTAGATGGCGGGGGTAATGACCTACGGTATGGTAAAAACATCAAGGATTGGGTAATCCGCATCGAATCCCTACGGACTTTATATGACTGGTCTATGGGAAGCGTTCAACGACTTAACTATTAAAAAAATTGAATTGCAAATTTATATTTATAAAAAAATGTCCTTTAAAGAAAAATTTAATAACGCAATTCAATATTTAAATAGTTTGTAACGGTCACCGGTCTGAGGAGGCGTCATCCTCCAATGAAGGCTCAAGGTATAGTCTAGCCCTCTTAGGAAACTTTGAGGTATCAGCGGAATATCCATGTACCACAAGATTATGATGCACGTGCCGAATTATCCCTATTATCTACAACAAAAGCTAACATTATGAATCCACAAGCCAGTAAAACTAACTTGTGTATTGTTCAAGATTCATTGTTAGGTGCTTATTTAATGACAAAAAATGATGAAAAAATCCCAAAAGAAACATTCTATAATATATGTATGAAAGGTGATGGATGGACTTCTGAATATATTCTTGATAAGATTCAACATATACGAAGAACTCTTAAGGAGCTTGGAAAACCTATCTTGGCTTTGAATGGTAAAGGTCTTATTTCTTTGATGCTTCCTAACGACTTTCATTATTACAAAAAAACTAACGCTGATTCTTCTCAACCTGAAGTTAAAATTTACAAAGGTGTTTTGTATGAAGGTGTTTTAAATAAAGCTGTTCTTGGTGCTGTTCATAATTCTATTCTTCAAACTCTTCATAAAGAATATGATGAAAATGTTTGTATGAACTTTATTAATAATATTCAATTTATTACAAATGAATGGTTGTTGTATCATGGTTTTTCGATTGGTATTGGTGATTGTATTACCACTAAACAACAAGAAATTAAAGATGCTGTTCTTAAAAACTTTTATCAAGCCAAAACTGTTGAATATGCCACTCAACATCCAAAGATTAAAGAAGCAAAAATATCTGCTTGTCTAAACAAAGCCAAAGATTTAGGTATGAAAATTGCCAAAGAATCAATGACAGATGATAACGGTTTTATCTCTACAGTCACTTCTGGTTCTAAAGGTGATTATTTCAATATTGCTCAAATCACTGGTTTACTTGGTCAACAAAATTTAACTGGTCAAAGAGTAAATCCAGTATTAAATAAAGGTAAAAGAACTCTCCCTCATTATGGATTTACTGAAAATACTATTGAAAGACAATTTGAGAGTAGAGGATTTGTTAGAAATTCATTTATGAAAGGACTTAATCCTCAAGAATTTTGGTTCCATGCTATGTCTGGTCGTGAAGGTGTATCTGATACTGCTATGAAGACTGCTTCATCTGGTTATGTTCAAAGAAGAATGATTAAGATGATGGAAGATTTACAAGTTAGGTATGACGGCACGGTTAGAAATACATATGGTTCCATTATCCAGTGGGCATATGGTGAAGATGGTTTGGATAGATGTAACACTGTTGTTAAAAATGAAAAGACTGAGATGTTAGATATCTCGAGACTAGTTCAAAAATTAAACATTAATCACGAAAGTAAAAAGTAAAATTGAATTAAATAACTAATAGAAATACATAATAGATAATGAGTATAGAATTCTATAAAGTAAATAATTTTTTTGTATTTGACTATATTTATAATAATGAAATCTCTTCAAGAATAGAATGTTCTAAAACTTATGATGAAAAAGGAATAGATTTATTTAGTATCTTTACAAACTTTGAATATAGAGGTAAAGGTTTTGCTACTATATTATTAAATAGTTTAATCTATTACTGTTATGAAAATAATTATAAATATATTCTTACAGATGATGTGACTGAAAGAGAACCTCCAAATAATATTTATTATAAGTTTGATTTTAAAGTTAAAGACCCGTTTAATAATAAATGGGTTATTTGGAAAGAAGGAATGAAAGTTGATGAAGAAAGAAGATTAGATTTAATTTAAATTAAAATTAAATCTAAAAATATTTAACTTTTAAATTCTTTAATTTGTAAAGAAATACGGTCATAATAATCTTGATAATCATATATTTTTTTTGACAAACGTCTATAAGTATCAGTATTATCCTCTAAAAAATATTGTGAGATATAATTTAAATCAGCATAAAAATATTCTTTAATTTCAATTATTATTTTTGAGAATAAAATTAAACTTTCAATATCTTTTATATATTCAAGAAGAGAATATTCTTTCATTTCAGTTTGTAAATCTTCTAAAAATTCTTGAACACATTTGGGTCTATATTCTTTATCTTCATCTAAATCTATTTTAAGACCTATAAAAATATCAATTGTTGGAATAATGAAATCATATAAATAAGTCCAAGAATGAATTTTTTTATATTCATTTATACCTTCAAATAAAACACCTTCTTTAAAAACTGTTTCATTATTTTTTGAACCCATCAAAAATGTTTTAAATTCGTCATTTTTGAAAAGAAATTCCCAACTCATTTCTTCTTTTCTTTTATTCATTTTTTGAAGAATTTTATAATTATTTTCTAAATTTTTAATAAGACATAAAGTGTCTTTATTTTTCATATTTTCTATACAATCATAAATTGAACTTATTAATTCATTACTAATTTCATTTATATAGACTTGTGTCATACTATAATTTCTTTCATCTTTACTATTTGTAAATTTACAAATCATTTTCAAATTTTTATAATGCAGATTTCCATCTTTGTTTTTTTTCACAAAATTTCCAAGTGAATAACAATATCCATAATCTAAATAAGGATTTATTCCTAATTTTTGAGAAAGAATCATGTAAGGTTTTGCTAATTTTTCGGGAAGTTTATATCGAGCTGTATAATATTTATTAGAAGTTTTATAAGAAAAATAAGTGCTATCTAACATTAAACCATTACAAATAAATGCATAAGTTCTAAATAAAGCTTGTATTATAAATATATCAAATTCTTTTTTAACTTCTTCTGTATAATCATCTAATGAAGTATAAACTAAAAAAGAAATTGTGAGTTTATTAACATTATCAATAGTCAAGATATTAGATAAATTATCTATTATAAATTGTAATTTATAATATCTTTGTGGTAAATTAATTAAAGGTTGTTTTATGGGTAAAAATCCATGTTTTATACCAATATTAAAAAATCCATCTGTATAAGATTCTTTCATTGTATTTAAATATTTAAATGTTTATTTAAATATTTAATTGATTCAAATTCCTAAAGCATCTCTTAATAAACCAGGTTTAAGTTCTGGAAGTTTTGAGTTTAAAAATAAATTTAAACGAGATACAAGTTTCTTTTTATTTTCTGTATTTCTAGTATATTGTCCCACATAATTTAAGAACCATATAATCTTTCTTAAGATATTATTTCTTTCTTCAATATCCAAGTTAGGATCGGAGAAATATTCTTCAAACATAGTAATGATATATTTAACTTGTTGAGATCTTACAAAATCTTGTTCTTTTCTATAATCTAATAATTGATTTAAATAATCTTTAATTTCTTTAAGATTTTCCTGAGAATCATCTTCTTCATAAATATTAATTAAGTTAGATAAATATTGGTCTTGTACATCTTCTGTTAATTGAAGAACTTGTTTTATAAAATTTTTATCTTTTAATTTATCCATTTTAGAGATTATAAATTCTATTTTTTGTTTTTGTTCAAGAGTATAGGGTTCTGATTTTATAGAAAGATTAATAGTAAAAATTTCTCTATCATTTTTTTGGGGTATTTTATCAATTTTAATAAGCATATTAATGATATAATCAATATCATTTTCTGAAATTTTATATTGTTTATATTTAGTTTGAATATAGTTTTTCATTTTACTGAGTAATTTCTTAATTACAACAAGAGTGCAATTTTGAACTTGATTATCATAAAATCCTTCACAACTTAAACTATCTTTTAATTGTTCTGGAATACTTTGTAATATTTGTATAGTTTTATTAGGATCTCCTTTACCAAGATGTTCTATGGCTTGAGTAATTAAACTATAAACATAATACCAAATTACAGTAATCCCGGTAGGACCTATTCCATATTGTTTTAATCTTCTAGAAATATATTTATAAACATTTAAAGGAGTATTAGAAAGTTTATCAAAAGAGATTAAAAGATCTTTACAGTTTGCATAAATATTATTAATAATAAAATAAATTAAATCAGGTTTTAGTAAAATATTTTGAGAAACATATTCATTTTTACGTAGATATTCTATAGTAAGTTTAACACTTTCAATAATATCGTCAAGTCTCATGTAAACCCAATCCATAAATTCTTTATTTTGACCTACTAACTCATCTAAACGAATTCCTTTATCTTGAATTTGAGTAATAACCATTCCTTCAGCTATAAATGTATTTCTCATTTTCATTAAAATTTGGCCTGAAATGTTAGTATTTACTCTCTGTTCTCTTGACATTTCAACTGTTGATTCACCCAAAATAGGATCATTAGGATCTGAATAAATTAAGTCATTATCACCAGTATTAACTAATAATTGTCTCAATTCAGGATTATTAAACTTAATTTGATATGCTCTTTCTAATCTATTTCTAATTTCTCTATAAAACATTTGTTCTTGAACTGTATCATTTAATTTTGTAAGAGTTTCAAAATTTAATTCATAACTATTAAAGTCCAAAGGATTAAGATTGGGATTCTTTAATAAATTAATATGTCCTTCAGGTATGAATTTTTTATAATAAGTTTGAGAAATATCTATTTTTTCATCAGTATATAACATAGCCAATGAGATTGAAATTGCAACTTTATAGTGGTATACGGATGGATAATATAATCCATCAATTGACATTAAATGAATATATTGAGGATCCAAAAAATCAAATTTACCGTCATTTCCAGCACCAAAATATATATTTCCTTGTTCATCTTTTTTAGATATTAATTCAACTTCTTCTTTTTCGATATTAATATCTTCTTCAACTTCGTCTAAAATCAATTCTTCAACTTCTTCATCTTGTCCTTCACTAAAAACATAATTCTTGATATTTTCAATTTCATCAAGAGAAGGTATATTAAACTTTTTATTAAAATCATCGGATAATTTTGAACTTAATTTATTTTGGAGATAAAGATTTAAAATTCTATCTATTAAGTCATTATATTTTGAAGGTTGAAATTTAATAAGTTTTAAAGCATCTTCTTGATTAACAATTTGACCTTGATAAATTTTTTTATATCTAATATACATATCAGTTAAATCCAATGAATTATCATATAAAAGTTTATTTCTATATTCTTCAATATATTTTTTTCTAAGAATTTGAGATAATTTATTAGGATACAATTTAATCTGAATAATTTCTTCAGGATCTCTAAATTTATAAAGGTCTGAAAAAATATCAAAACTTATAGCATTTTCTAATATAGCTGGTTTACCAACTTTATCAATAATTTGTTCTGTATTCATATTTTCAAATTCTTTTAAGTTATTCTGTCCTTTGATAATTAATTCATAAAGAAAACGATAAGTAATATACTTTAAGTAATCTTTATATTTTTCAGATTCTTCTGCAGGTTTTTTATTAATTTCTTCTTTTTGATATTGACTTCTCAATTTCATTAACATTTGTCCAACTCTATTTAAACCATTCTGATTTGGTCCCATTCCTTCAATTGGGTTTCTAGAAAGATAAATTAAATTTCTATTTCCAGTATTTAATAATCTTTGTCTAAGGTCAGATTTTTTAAATAAATGAGTATAAGCTGTTTCTAAAGCATTTAAAGTAAAAGTTGTATAACAATCTCTATTCATCTTAAGGGCAGTTTCATGAATTTCAAATTGATTAGTCATTCTGGCAAGAATTTGTCTTTCAAGAGCAGTGCATCCACAAAAATTATAAACGTAATTAAGGATATTTCTAAATTTTTGATCATTAACAACAAATTCATCTGTAAATTTATAAAGATTACTTAAAGGACCAAAAGGTTTATCATTTGGGTTAAAAATAAATATTTTTTTGGGATTGGCCATATTTTATTTAAGAAATGATTATTTAAACAAAAAAATAATTTTAATAAATGAGTGGGTTATTGTTTTTAACATACGAAGATTTTTTTATTGGTAAAGGTGAATCAGGTCCTATTCTATGTAATAATATCAAAGGATTATCATTAATTCTTTTTTATTCTACACAATGTACCTATTGTCAAAAGTTCATCCCTGTCTTTAAAAAACTTCCTGGAAGTATTAATGGATGCCAATTTGGTATGATTAATGTAAGTCAAAATAAACAAGCTGTACTAATGAGTAGACAAACTATTGCTCCTATTTCTTATGTACCTTATATTATTCTTTATGTTCATGGAAAACCTTATATGGTTTATAATGGACCTTATGATGAGAATGAAATTAAAAGATTTGTTGTAGAAGTAGCAAATAGTATCATTAAAAGACAAAAAGTTGAAAATCAAGAAAAAGTGAAAACACAAGGTAAGGCTATTCCTGAATATACTATTGGTCAACCTTTATGTGGTGATGATGAAAGATGTTATTTAGAGTTTGATGATGCATATCACAAGTAAATAATTTAATTAATATAACTATTAAATTATTTTATATACCTGATGAAAATCTAATCTGTTTAGTTATAGGAGTTGGTCTTGATGCTGATGTTGTCTTTAATATATAATCTAACCTCAATATTCTATTAAGTGTTCCACTATTAGCATTAGCAAGCCATATTCCATTTGCATATGTAATTCCGTATAATAGTTCTGTATATGAAGGATTATTATATATAAATTCCCAATTTATTCCATCTGAACTTTTAATAATTTTTCCAGTTTGTGAACAAGCCATAAATATACCATTTGAAAAATAGACTGAAAGTAATCCCGTACTTTCAGGTGAGTTTCTTAATGTCCAATTTATTCCATTTACACTCGTTGCAATACAAGTAGTCACAGTGTCTGATGCTACAGCCACAAATAAACCATTACCGTATACAATTCTTTGCCATGATCTAGTATTCATATTATTACTAAGACCAGAAGGAGAATACCATTTTAATCCTCCATCAGTGCTTATTATTACTCTTTTAGTAGCTCCGCTTGATGCTACAGCAACCCATTTATTATCTCCGTATGCTGATTGTTGCCAAGTATTTATTGTTGCAGTAGTATCAATATCAGTAATAACAGAATTTGGTCCATTTAATATAGGTCTTCCTGTCCATATCATACCGTCAGGACTTGTGAAAATTTTACTCACATTAGTAAAGCTGGAACCAGTATTATCACCAACTATAACAAATTGTCCTTGATCGTATGCAATTCCATTGAATGCTGTAGCACTAGAAGCTCCAGTTGCACCACCAGCAGTATTTTGTGATGTCCATGTTATTCCATCAGGACTTGATATTGCTCTCTCAAGAGTTCCTCTTCGTGATACTGAAACCCATATATTATTCTCATATAAGATATCAACAAATTGTTTGTATGTACCTTGGTTATAGACAGGAGGACCAGTATTACCAGTATTATCATAAAAAGCTGGTCCACCAGCGAAGCCAGTCCAGTTAATACCATCAGTGCTTGTAATATTTGTAATTAATGTTCCAACAGATGGTGTTTGTGAACCAGCAGCAGATATCCATTTACCTTGACCGTATGCTAATTTTCTCAATCCTATATTATAAACATTGTTTTCAATTTGAAAACCATTAGGGTTTAATTCCTCTACTTGTGTTGTTTGAGAATACTCAGGGGGTGTATATCTTAAACATTTTTATTTAAATATAAATAAAAATAATTTATCTTTTAAGAATCTATTGTGATGATGAGATTTATTTAGAGTTTATCTATTTATATTTTCAAAATAATGAATTATATTATCATAAGAACTATCTTCATTTCTTTCTCTTACTTCTTCAAGAATTGATTCTAATTCATCACTATCATAGAATAGAGTAGGAGTATTTTGTTGTCCAATTAATCTTAAAAATTCTAAAGTGGGTTTGGCTTCTATAACTTCTTTAATATAATAAAAATATCCTTTTCTACTTAATTTATTTAAAATATTTCTAAACAGATTTATATCTCCTTTAATCACAGGATTTTGTAATAAATAGTAAAGTATTGATTTACCGGGATATTCAACTTGAATTCTTTCAATTTCATCTTCTGTTAAGTTATCAATTAATGTTTTTATTTCATTCTTTGAGGTTTCAGTTTGTAATTTGTTAAATAAAATTTGATCTTCATCTTGATCTTCATCTTGATCTTCATCTTGATCTTCATCTTGATCTTCTACATCAGACCCTTCTTCTATATCAACATTTCTATTTCTATATATTTCATGTAATTTATCTATAATTCGATTCATAATTTCAGGATTATTTCTATGAACTTCTCTAGTATAATCTATGGCATCATTAATTGCTTGTCTGCTTCTAGAAATTCTTGCCTCTTCAAATAAGAAATCAATTACATTTAAATAATTTCTATCAATAGCCTTTTTTAAAGGTCCATTCACTCTATCTTGATAGGAAAATATAAAACCATTTGATTTTAACCAATCAAAAATACTTAAAATATCATCTTCACTTAAATTATTATTGTCAAGAGCTAATGAACCCCAGCGAACGCCATCCGATTCATATCCATTTATATCAATGTCAAGATCTGTTTCACGAAGTGCTTCTTCAAAATCATGCATAATTGGCGTAATCATATCTATTTCACTTCTTATTAACATATCAGTTAAATGATCTCCAATAGTACCAATATGTTCTTCTTCATCATCAGATGCTTCTTGTTCAGAATCTAATTCGTCAAAATCTAATCTTCTTGAAACATCATCAAGTCTTGGAGTTGATGGAACTGAACCATCCTCAGATGGAGCAGAACTTCTTGGAGGAATCATAATAGGAGGAAGTCTTATAGGACCACTTCTTTGTAATGTAAATCCTCCTGGAGGTCCTCCATTTTCATCATCTTCATCATCTTCATCATCACTATCTTGACTTTTTTCCTCTTGTTCTTTTTCTTCTTCTTCTTTATGTTCAGCATAAGGTTCTTCATCGTCTTCATTTATTTCTTCAGGATATTCATCGTATTCAGTATCATCATCAGATAACCATTTTTTTGGGTAACCGTCTCCAAATATAAATGGTAAACATTCTGGACCTCCACAAACTTTAATTTGATATAATAACATTTGTGAACCATCTTGACAGTGAGATGCACCTAATAGATAGTCGCTTTGAACTTGCATACCTCTTCTATATAATAATTCGTTTTTATACACATTTTTACTTACAACTCTTTGAATTTTTTCAAATGGTTCAACTAAATAAAATATTTTATTATTACTATACAATAATTTTTTATAATCATCTCCAGAAATATAAATACCTTTGGAAGAAATTCTAATATATTCCATACTAGTATCAACAAAACCATATACACTTAAAATATTTTCCATATCAAGAAGTCTTCTTCCTGAATATTCATTTACATCTCTGCATTTATATAAAACATTTGTAGGGTTCTCTGCTATTTGTGCAATACTATTTTTATTCCAACATTCAATTGATAATGTTTGTGAATCTTTTCTAAACACCAATAATATATTTTTTGTATTTTCTTTAAGATAATCAACATTATTTTCATCTATTAATGTAATTGGATCATAACACTCAGGATTTTCAGTTTCAATTATTGTTTTTTCATCAATATTAATTCTTTCTCCAATTCCGCCGTATTGATAAGGAATGTAAGGAAGTTGCATATATTTATAGGGAATAACTGCTTCGTAATATTTAAAATCTTTAGGGTTCATATACCCAACATCTCCAGTCAAAGCAACCACCATATTGTAAGTAATTTTTTTAGTAACTCTAAAGTTTGCAAAAGGATCTAGTTTATAAAAAGGAGATGGATTCAATTGAGTTAATCCGTAAAATCTTAATCTTCTATTTCTTAAAGTAAAAGTATTTAACTTAAATAAGTCCCCTCCTTCATCATTATAAGTAACATAAAATATAGGAATATTTAAAGAAAATAAATAAAATCTGTTATCATACACAAATCTATTCCATAGTCCTAAAAAATATTGAGTATTTTCACTCCACTCAATTGTAGTAAATTCATATCTTTGAATAATAGTGTCAACAATATCTGTCCAATTAACAACAGTAAAACCTCTAAAAGCATATTTGGCAGATCTTTTTAATGTTCTTGACCATTCTAAAAGTCCTTGAGTTCTAAAAATGTTTGCACTTATTTTTGTAAGATATCTTAAAACATTTTTTATGATAGGAGTTTGACCAGGATAATCTAAGATTGTTCCATAAAAGGTAATTATACCTTCAGGATTGTTTTCATCTACAGAAAAACTACATTGACAACAAGTTAAGTCAAAAGTTAAAATAGCATCAATAATAAAATCAGTTGCTTCTCTTAATTCATATCTGTGAATACCTTTACGAGTCAAAGTTTGCTCAAATAATTCATCATTAAATGGTTGTTTACAATCAAAAAATAATTCTTTTTTAATATTATTTTTATGACTATTATAATCTTTGAGAAGCATCAATTGTAAGAGATTCTTTTTTTCATTATTACTACTATAATCAATTTGATACCATTCTTCAATTTGTTCAATAAAATTTTTTAATCTTTTATAATCTGCAGGAAGTTGATTAATTCTTCCTTTAGAACAAAGAATTCTTGATTCATAACCTTGACTTCTTAAAAATTTTCTTAAAGGGCAATAAGGATCTTGGTGGGTATCTGAAGAACTAACAGCCCAAAAGTCAATATCTGTATTGGACCAGTTTTCATAATCATATCCAGGTTTATTTTGAAGAAAATTTTTTAATACAAAACCTCCAGCAATATAAATATTATTTTCTTTCATGATATTTAAAAAATTTGGAATATCATCTTCTTTGAAATAAGAAGTAAGATTTTCTTTTAAAGTAGTTCCTGAAACACTTTCAGTTATTAACTGAGGCATGTCTATATCAGGTCTTTCTTCTATTACTTGTCTATTGACTTGCATTTTATTTATATTATGAAATTTATTTAATATATTTTGAGATAAAATTGATATTTTTTGTCAAAATTATGATATTTTTTGGAGGATGAATAACGAACAAAATAACATGAATAATGGAGAATATAAGGATGATTTACAATTAATTAATGGAGGAATAATGAGACTTGTCTCAAAACCTGACGTTGAAAGTTGGTCAATTTACTATTTCGATGCTCTGGGAAGAAGACATAATGCTCATGGACCTGCAATCAATCATAAAAACAGAACAAAAATGTGGTTTGTGGATGGAGAAAGACACCGTGAAGATGGTCCTGCATTAATGACTGGTATTGGTGAAATTTGGTACTATCGTGGATTGATTCACAGACTTACTGGTCCAGCTCAAACTCATCATGAAGATAATACAAAATCATATCATATACACGGTATACAATACACAAGAGAGGAATACAACAAAATTATATTTAGAGTGAAATTGGCGTGTAATATCTTTAAGAAAAAATTAAGAAATAAATACACAAAAAAACTACAAGAGACAAACATTTGTTATGAAAAAGGTCTATACTCAATAATCTCCTCTTATATGGTTTAAATTTTTTATTTTTGTAATATGTATATTTGTGTATATTTAAATGATATAAATATTATATCATTTAAACAGAGGAAAAATTGATTTTTCTTGTCAAAATTATCAAACTTTTGTGGAGGATGAATAAGAACAATCAAGTAAATGAGAATAATCAAGAATATGATTTTTATAATCTTAGAAATAGAACAGTCCATAAAACATTCAAAAGAACCTTCAAAAAAATAAATCAAAATTCACTCTTAAAAACAAACAAAGCATCTTCACTAATCTTAAATAACACTGATATGATTTTTCTTGTAAGTGATTTCTTAAATGATAAGAATGCTCTCGATTTCTTCAATACTCAAAAGTCCTACGTCAATATGATTGAGAGTTTCCCAAATAGATATAAAGTAAAAAAGAACATTCTACTTGAAAGAATGGAAAATGAATTAAAAAAATATGATGCACGTATCTATGGTATAGTAAATAATATAATTTATATTAGATATAAAATGGGAAATAAAGAAAATGATAGCAGAGTGTGGATGGATGGAGGAAAACTATTGGTAAAAATTTCATTTGGTGATCAAAGAACATTTAGAGATGATCCAAAAGTTTTAGAAGCCTTTCAAAATTATCTTGAGTGTTGAAGTATTAAAATATTTATTTATATTTATAAGTTATTGATATAATAAAGTTAATTTATTATATCATTTTCATTTAAAGAATATCTTAATATTATTATAAAATGAACGACACACTAAAAGAAAAAGATTTAGAATTATATACTTTAATAGAAGATGAAAAACATAGACAACAATTTGGTATTGAACTTATTGCATCTGAAAATTTTACCTCTCAAGCTGTTCTCGATTGTTTGGGTTCTGTGCTTACAAATAAATACTCAGAAGGAATACCAGGTAAAAGATATTACGGTGGAAATGAAGTAATTGATAAGATTGAAAATCTTTGTATTCAACGTGCTCTTAAAGCTTACAATTTAGATCCTACAAAATGGGGATGTAATGTTCAACCATATTCAGGTAGTGTTGCTAATTTAGCTGTATATCTAGGTTTATTAAGACCTCATGATAGAATTATGGGTCTAGACTTACCTAGTGGAGGTCATTTAACTCATGGATTTATGACTTCAAAAAAACGTATCTCAGGAACATCAGTTTATTATGAGTCAGTGCCATATAGAGTAAATAAAGATGGTTGGATAGATTATGATGAACTTGAAAAATTTGCTGAAGTTGTAAAACCTCGTTTAATTATCTGTGGTGCTAGTGCATATTCTCGTGATTTTGATTATGAAAGATTTAGTAAAATCGCTAAGAAACATGAATCATATCTTATGGCAGATATAGCTCATATTTCTGGTTTTGTAGCCACTGAAGAAATGAATTCTCCGTTTGAATATTGTGATATTATCACCACTACAACTCATAAAAGTCTTCGAGGTCCACGTGCTGGAATTATATTTTTTCGTCGAGAATTTGAACAACAAATTAATGAAGCTGTATTTCCAGGTCTTCAAGGAGGTCCACATGAAAATCAGATTGCAGCAGTTGCAACACAATTAAAAGAAGTACAAACTATTGAATTTAAGGATTATATAAAACAAGTTCGATTAAATTCTCAAGAGTTGGCTAAAGCTTTACAAAAGTTAGAATATAATATTGTAACTAATGGCACAGATAATCATCTATTTTTAGTTGATTTACGTAATAAAGGAATATCTGGTGGTAAGGTTGAAAAAATTTTAGAATTCGTTAATATTTCAGTAAATAAAAACACAATTCCTGGAGATGTATCAGCTTTAAATCCAAGTGGAATTAGAATCGGAACACCTGCTGTAACTACTAGAGGACTTAAAGAAAATGATATGATTTATTTAGCTGATATTTTAGATAGAACTATTAAAGTTGGAGTTATCATTCAAAATGTATTTAATCCTAAAACTATTAAAGAATTTGTTCTTTATTTTCAAAATCATAAAGAGCTTGAAATTTTAAAAATGGAAGTTCACGATTTTATGAAGGATAAACCTTTTTATAAATAAATTTAAATAATATAATTATATATTATTTAAAATGAACCTTCTTCCATCATTAATTTATATAAAAGAAAAATTTTGTGATTATAATGATAATCCAGACTGTATTTTAGAAAATGAGATTCAAAGGATTATTGACTCCAAAGATAAATATTCTATTAAATCATTAAAATGTATAATTATGGAATCGATCTCTAATCAATGTTGGGAATTTTGGAGACATCATATTAAACATTCAGAAAATTCAAGAGACTATATAATAGATAAAGAAATCGAAAAAGAATACAAAAGATTTTGGGAAAGATATACAAATATTGAAAATTTAGAAATTATTCTTTAAAATTTTCAAAGCCATTTGACATATCAATAAGTAAATGTTTATTAATAAGAGCTTCTGTTAAATCTTTACACATCTCTTCTTCTTCTTTTTCTTCTTCTTTATCGAATATAAGATAAAGAAATCTGTCTCCATTATGCCAATCATCCCAAACTTCGTGTAAACCCATGTCATCTGGTAAAAAAAAATCTTCATCTTTATCAATTAAACTTAACTCTGTCTTGAATCCATATTTATAATTCTTATTATCAAAAATATATTGTTGTTCTTTTACATATTCTGCTAAAACTTTCATAGGTGTAAAATAGTGAGCAACGTAAATAATCTTTTTTATATCTGGTATGTCTTTATTTTTTGTATAAATAATTACAGGCATAATTTTATTCTTGTCAGGATGTTTGAATTGATCAGATAAGATATATTTGTAAACCTTTGATTTTTCTGTAGGAGAGTACTTAAAAACATCTGCTTTTTCTTCAGATGTTGACATTTAATATTTTAAATAATTATTTAAAATATTATAATTTAATTTCCAGCTTGGAAGGGATTTTTCCATTCATACACTTCACAATCCCATTTTTCATCTGAAAGAAAATCGGTAATATCAAACTTCTTTACAGCAGGAAAACACTTTTCTTTACCATTATCAAGACGATGACATTCATAACATTGTTCAACTAATTTAAGTTTAGGGTTACAAATAGCTTTAAAAAGACCTTTAGAACAAGGAGTAGCTTCTACATTACAACCAGCAAGTAAAATCATCATAATAAGAGAAAATAAATACTTGATTACACTCTTCATTTATTATATATAAATATTTTTAAATCTTTTTAGAATCTAAAAAATTTTCGATAACATTTTTTAATTCTAAAAATATTTCATTGTCTTTACATTCTATTAATAGATCTTTTGCTTTATTAATACAAGTTAATTTATATTTTTCTGGCATTAAATCAAAACTAGATTTACTTGAAATTTTATAAATATAAGTCATGAATTTAGCTTTTTTTTCTTTTTCAATAACTGTTTCAATAAAATTAAAGATATTATTAAGCATACTTATATCTTCTGAAACTGGAATATCAGTCGATGACTTTTTTAGATAATCTTCACATTTTTGAAGCATTTTTCCATATGTGTTAACAGTTTTTTTTTGTTTAGCAGATTTTTCAGATTCTGTCTTAATAACAAAATAATCTCTTATTTGACAAGAATAAAACAGATCATCTAAAATTCTTGCAGTTTCACACTCATCTTCATTAACAAAATCTTCATATGGAAAATCAAACTTTCCTTCACATACTTGAAATCTTCTTGAAAAAGAACCTAAATTTACTTTACAAATATTATCAACAGCATTTTTATCTAATAATATATTTAAATCCATTTCAAATGTTGAATAATCTCCATACAATGACGAAAAGTCGGCAAAATTAATATAATCGTTTAATAGTCTCAAATTTTCTTCATTATCATTATATTGTAAGAAAAAAATAAAAGATTCATTTTCCTTAAAATTATTCTCTTGAAAAGTGATATACTTCATCCTTAAATTTATTTTATTAGTATAAAATAAATCAATTTTAAATCTTAATTTCACTATTCACAAAAGTGTCTACATCTTCTAACAATTTTTCGTAATCATCACTATAAAAATTTTTATAAAGTTTCATATCATCTTTTTTAATATGGAGTGTTGCTTCAAAATTATTTGTTTTTAAAATAGATTTATTAGAAGGATTCCAGATAGTAATATCTAATCTTTCAATGTGTTTAGAATCTATACATTTATAAACTTTATTAACAGTTGATACTGATCTAAAAAGATTTTTAAACATCTATTATATATTATATTATTTATTTAAATTTAAAAAGCTTTAACTTTGGTTGAATAACGATAAGTAATTTCTTCTCCACCACGCATTACTGTCACAGGTTTTAAAACTCTCTTACCTTTATAACGATATTCTTTATGAGCAGAACCTTGGGTGGTTTCACGAATATGCACTATTAAAGTACATTGTCCTCTAATAGCACTTTCTCTACAAATGCGAGAAACTGCCTTACGAGCAGCACTTGAAGGAGAATCAGAAATAAATCGACCTCCAATATTCTTCTTTCCTTTAATTTTTCCATGGACATCTTCAACATGGACTATTGTAAAACTTCTTGACATTTTATTTTAAATAAAAGATAAATAAATTATATTTATAAATTTTTTAATCAAATAAATTTTTTTTCCTTTTCATTAATAAAAAATGATTTCATTGACTGCTTCATTACAAACATGTAAAGTAAATACTGGGTGGGCTAATAAAGTTCAATCCGATAGATTTTTCAATCCCCAATTAGTTGTTTGTCCTGCTTTTAACGGAACTGATAACTATGGTCGTTATGTGTGCCCTGATTCCTATTATTCCAAAGCAGCTGGATGTGATAGTGCTATGGATCGTGTTGATGTTGAAAACTTTCTTAGACCTCAATACTTCGAGTACATTACTCTCGATGCTGCTGGTCTCCAAGGTAACGACAACATGGATAACTTTGGTGCTGCCATTCAAAGAGCTACTATTGATGACATTAACAAAATCACTGGTAGAGTCGGTATCCAAAATCAAGGTACTGTGCAAGTTTCTTGTCCTTCCAATGCTTATGCCGATGGTCAAGCCCAATTGAATACTATGCAACGTGGTGCTCAAATGAACAAGGCTACTTATCTTGCTCAACAAAACCAAACTTGCTCTGGAGGAAGTGTTTACTAAATATAATATAGTTAATTTATTAATTTTTAATAAATTAACAAAAAACAAATATTTTTAATATTAGTTTATCATCTTGTTTAATTTTTTTTTTACATATCTTTAGAATCTCTGGATTTTGTGAAACAGTTGAATAGTTATAAAAAACAGGTAAAAATTTATTTTCTCCTTCTCCTTGATTTAAATTGTAAATAAAATTTGTATCTGAAATTTTAATTTGAATTGAACTTCCACTTCCAGTGATATTATAATTACATAACACACCTATAATTTGATGATTTGTTTCTAATTGAAAAACAGGTATATCTATATCATTATCAAATTTTGAACTTTCAAAAAGTATCGTTTTTATATTTTTTATTATTGTCTCTTTATTAAATTCATCCATTTTATTTAAAGATATATCTATATATAACAAATGGATAATGAACCTTTAAATAATAAAATTTTAATTTTTTATTTAGAAAAAGTTATAAATAAATTGAAGCGTAATGAAATATCAGATTATGATTTAGAAAAAATATACAAAATTATATTTGAAAACGCATCAAATTGTGATGTAGATTTATCTAATAAAGAATCAAAAGATATTTTATCTTACATTTTTCTTGGATGGTATATAAATGAAAATTTAAAAGATAATAATTTATTTAGTAATGATAAAGATGTCAACATTGATTGATTATTTTAAAAATTTACAAAGCACTAAAATAGAACCAAGATCATCTGTTGATTTAGAAAAACTAAAAGCAGGTGCAAGTGGTATTGGTATAACTACTATTCCCCCTTTAAATGCCATCGGATATTTATCAAACTTAACCCCTTACGTGGCCGATATTCATCAAACATTTAGAGCTGGTCCCTTACCTAAAACTTTTAACTGGTGTAAAATAGATGATAATGACAGTGTTATTGTGAAAGCAAAAAAGAATTTAATTACTAAAGTTCCAGATCAAGGTAATTGTGGTAGTTGCTGGGCTGTGTCAACATCCTCAGTGATTTCCGATAGATTTATTGTAGCTGGAAAAGTTGATAAAAATCCAGAAATTAGTCCTACATATATTATGAAATGTTATTTTACACCTTTTGATGGTGAAAATATAGGAACTATTATTGGAGAAGGATGTGAAGGTGGAAATCCAGGAAATTTATGTAAAGCTGTTGAAATGGGTGGAGTAGTTACAAGTAATTGTATTGATTATGCTTCATTTTGTAGTTTAGAATCAGGATGTACTCGAGGATCTGATCCTGTTTCAGGAGGTGAAGAAGTAGACAGAAATAAATTTTTGCCTCCTAATTGTGGATGTATAAACGCCAAAGTATCTCATCATAAATTTTTTATTGATAATACAACTTCTTTAACTTCTCCAGATTTTGAAACTGTAAAACAAGAAATATTTAATAATGGTCCTGTTGTAGGTTGTTTTCATGTTTTCAACAATTTTAGAAGTGGTGATTTTTCTGCAACTGAAGGTGTTTATTTAGAAAATTATATTTATGGAAAAGGAGGACAAGCTACATTTGTTGATCCTAATGATCCTGATTCTCCTACCTCCGGAAAAAATTGGGCTGGTGCGCATGCTGTAGCCATAGTAGGTTGGGGAGAAACAGAAAAAGGTGTCAAATATTGGATTGTAAGAAATTCTTGGTCTGTAAATTGGGGTGATGGAGGTTTTTTCAAAATAGCATTCTATGGTGAAGATCCAAAAACATCAAATCAACATTCGTCCCTTGATAAAGCAACTGTAAGTAGAAAATTTCCCAATACAGCTCCTCTTGGAGGAATAGTTTTTTTCAATTCAGGTTCAATCAAATTAAATCAAATATTTGAAACAGCTGGATATCCAAACACTGATCCCAAATTTGATAAAGCTTTTGATGTAAGACCTTTGTTCATTACTGAACCTCCTGAGCCTGAACCTCCTAAGCCTGAACCTCCTAAACCTGAACCTCCTAAACCTGAACCTCCTAAACCTTGTCCTGATAAACCTTCAATCATCGTTTCTAAACCATTTTATAAACAAGTTTTATTTTGGATACTAATTATAATTATAATTTTACTTATTTTCTTGGCAATTTATCTATTCTTAAGTTGTTATAAAAAAACTTACTGTCCAAAGTATAAAGAACTTGAAAACGGAACCATTATTAAAACTAAACCTTTGAAAAAATCTATATTTGACAAATATATTAAATGTCCCAAAGAAAAAGTAAATATTTTAGAAGATGAAGTCCAAGTTGAAGATTTATTGGAATGTAAAAAATTTACCACTAAAGAAATCTGTGAAGAACAATTAGGAGGTGATAAACTTAGAAAATGTAGATATAATTTTACTAAAAAAGAATGTGAAGATTTACCTCAAGAATTTAGAGAAAGAGCCACTTATGCTGTAAGAGGTGATGCAAGTTATCAAACATATCAATATCCTGGAAAAAGATCAATACAAATTCCAAGTGCATTTCAACAGGAAAATGAAATAACAAAAGTTCAAAGTAGACCTTCATCTAGAGTTAAACCTTATACTTCTGTCGACTCAACTCCTGTCTCTCAAAGACCTTCTTCTGGAGTTCAACCCTATGAATCTGCCAATTCATCAATTCCTACTTCTCAAATACCTACTTCTGGATTCCAACCTTATACAACAGTTCATCCTGACTTACAAAGACCTTCTTCTGGAATTCAACCTTACTTTTCTGTTAACTCGAATAAATCTTCTCCTGTCTCCCAAAGACCTTCTTCTGGAGTTCAACCTTACTCTTCTGTTGACTTGAATAAGTCTGCTCCTGTCTCTCAAAGACCTTCTTCTGGAGTTCAACCTTATGCTTCTGTTGACTTGAATAAGTCTGCTCCTGTCTCCCAAAGACCTTCTTCTGGAGTTCAACCTTACTCTTCTGTTGACTTGAATAAGTCTATCTCTCAAAGACCTTCTTCTGGAGTTCAACCTTATGCTTCTGTTAACTCGAATAAATCTTCTCCTGTCTCCCAAAGACCTTCTTCTGGAGTTCAACCTTATGCTTCAGTTGACTTGAATAAGTCTGCTCCTGTCTCTCAAAGACCTTCTTCTGGAGTTCAACCTTACTCTTCTGTTGACTTGAATAAGTCTGCTCCTGTCTCCCAAAGACCTTCTTCTGGAGTTCAACCTTACTCTTCTGTTGACTTGAATAAGTCTGCTCCTTCCTCCCAAAGACCTTCTTCTGGAGTTCAACCTTACTCTTCTGTTGACTTGAATAAGTCTGCTCCTTCCTCCCAAAGACCTTCTTCTGGAGTTCAACCTTATGCTTCAATTTCTCCTAAAAGAAAACCTGTTATTCATACAGAAATTTTAACATCTATTCAAAAACCAAAAATAAAACTTGCTAAAAGAAGATGTAAAAAAGAATATTCAAATATTTCCAAAAATGATTCAAATCCTCCCCCTTCTGGTATGGGTTTAAAAATTAATTCATCTCCTGAAATCACAGCTGAATCATTTGCATTTTAAAAATGAATTTTTATTTATAATTAATGTAATTATAAATATAAGATGTCTACAAAAATTAAAATTAAAAATTTATCTATGGATATTAGACAAAAAATTGTTAAAGATTTAAAAATTGAAAAGAAACTTGGAAAATATGAAAAAGTTGCTAAATTTTTAGAACCATATTATATCAAAGAAGATACAGATGAAATTTGTTTACCTTTTGCTTGGTCTTTAGAAAATGTTAAAAATATTACAAGACCTGAACGAAAAGATTTAGACACCATAAATGTAAAATTTAGTGGAAAATTAAGAGAAAATCAAAAAATTGTTAGAGAAGAAGCTATTTCATTATTAAACAAAACTGGTTCTGCTATTCTTTCATTATATTGTGGTTTTGGTAAAACATTTTTAGCAATTCTTTTAGCTTCAAAAATTGGCTTAAAAACTTTAATTATTTGTCATCGTATTGTCTTAATTGAACAATGGAAAGAAAGTATTCTAAAAGTTTGTCCAGAAGCTAAATTTCAAGTTTTAGATACTAAAATAGAAGTTGATAAAAAAGCTGATTTTTATATTGCCAATGCTCAAAACATAGAAAAATTTGGTTTTGAACCATTTATAAAAGTTGGAACAGTAATTGTGGATGAATGTCATGTGATTGCAACTGATACTCTTTCAAAGTCTTTGTTTTATTCTACTCCCAGATATATTATAGGTCTTAGTGCTACTCCTCATCGTTCTGATGGAATGGATGTCTTACTTGATTTATACTTTGGTAAAAATAAAATTTTAAGAAAACTTTATAGAAAACATACTGTTTACAGAGTTAATACTGGTTTAGAATTTGAAACAAAATTAACAAGAGATGGTAAACTTGATTGGAATTCAATTATAGAAGGTCAATCAACTGATGAAAAAAGAAATGAAATGATAATTCAAGTTATCCAAAAACATAAAGATAGACATTTTTTAGTTCTTTGTAAAAGAATTTCTCAAGCTGAATATCTTATTGAAAAATTATTACAAAAAGGAGAAACAGTGACTAGTCTTCTTGGAAGTAATAATAAATTTGATGAAAAATGCCGTATTCTAGTTGCTACAGTTCAAAAATGTGGAGTAGGATTTTCTCATGATGTTCTTGATGCTTTAGTTATAGCATCTGATATGGAAGAATATTTTATTCAATATCTAGGAAGAGTTATGAGAACAGAGGAAGTAGAACCTCTTATTTTTGATTTTGTTGACGATCATCCTATCTTAAAAAGACATTTTGCAACACGTAAAAGCGTTTATCTTGAATCAGGAGGTGAAATTAAGACTTATAAATTTTAAAATTGATTTAAGTTTAACATTTGGATTAAAAAAATGACCTCATATGAATGTGCCATTTGTTTGGAGAATATTAAACAAAATAATATGTATATTACTGACTGTTGTCATAAATTTTGTAATGAATGTTTTGCTGACTGGTCTAAAAGTAGTAAAGAACAAAAAATTGATGTAAAATGTCCTACCTGTAGAACAGTTTTAGAGGAAGTTATTTTACCTATAGAACAAAGTTTAGTTCTTGTTATTCAAAATGTCATAAATTATGATATCAATTATATGTATGATGAACAAGATGAAGACCAAGATTCAGATGAAAATGCACAATCAGATTTTGAAGTGGAAGATAATGATGAAATCGAAAGAATGATTTTTTATAATGTTAGAGTCATTAAACAAGATGATGACGAAGATGACGAAGATGACGAAGATTATCATATAAATAGAACAAGACAATTAGAGGAAGAACTTTACGGAGAATCTTTTACTTACTAGTTAATTTATGAATTTTATAGAAACTTATCATTATTAAAAGTGGTAATAATATATAATTTGTCATAGATTTTTCATTCTTATAATCACTTTCACTTTTTTCTTTAAACATCTTCTTATAAATCATTAAAAATCCATTATCAAAACCTAACTTGTTATTATCTAAATTATCAGTTAATTCTGTAATTAAACAAACATCATCAAAAATAATCCATGAAACAAAAATAACCATTAAAATAAAAGTATAAATCTTTAAAAATTTTATGTTATTGGATAAAACTCCAAAAAGTATATACATTGATAAAAAGTGATGTAATAAAAGAACTAAATTAAGATTAAAATTATCTTTGTTTTTTATTTTTTCATTATATGAAATATCTATCATATAACTAAAAATACCCATCAAAACGATGAATAATAAAATGTCCCTCATTTTATTTATTAATAAATTATATTAATAAATAGATTAAAAATTTAGTAAGTAGACATCATATTGATTCCGGAATCCATGACTTGACGAGAAGTACAACCGCAATAAGGTTCTTTAACCTTAGGAGAAGCAGTCTTAGGACCAGGAGTCATAGGCTTACGAGTCATAGGACCTTTAGTAGCAGGACCTTTAGTGGGTTTTGTATGAGGGGACCAGTTACATTCAGAACCAGCACCATAACACAAAGGACCTTGTAAATCATTATTTAATTGTGCAATAGGTCTATATCTTCCTTCAAAACCATATTGATATTTTTCAACTACTTGTTCAGCATTGAATCTTTTCATATTTCCACCAGTAATAACTGTCAAAAGGTTGGAATCTTGTCCAAGAATTTGACCTTGAGCATTTTTAATAGGTTGTTGAGAAATAGGACACCACATCTTTTGTTGCATGTTGTCATACTCAGTTCTATAACAAAATGTTGGACAGCTAGGATTAAACTTTTCAGAACTCATTTTTTATAATTATAAATATTTTTTTTTCTCAATTTTTCAAACTTTTAATTTTATTACTTTTTTTGCTAAATTAATATTACCTTTTTCTAATCTTATAATAAGATTTGAAAATTTTATAAAGTCTTCTTTGGTGCTTTTTTGTAACTTATCAAAATTACTTTGAGTTGGTTCTCGACAAAATACATTAATTTTTTCTGCTTCATCATCTTTTAATTTACTCTTCTTCTTCATAACTTCCTCAAGAGATAATTCTTCATCATCACTTATTTCTTCAACTTCTTCTTCTGTTTCAATTAATTTTTGGACATCTTGTCTCATATAATTCATAAATATCCATCCAGGTCTTTTTTGATCATTATACTTTAAAGAAGAATTAAATACTCCTCCCATCTTTTTTAATTCATTTTTAATACTCTTTGTATCACCAAAAACAGCTATGCTTCTCTGACTATATTGTATTATAAATGGTTTTTCAATAACTACAGATCTTTTAAAAACTTTCTTTTCTTCATCATCTTTTTTAACTTTCTTTTTTATTTCATCTTTTTTACTTCTAGATACTTTTTTCTTTACTTCTACTTCCTCTTTATCTTCATCAACTTTTGGTTCTAATTCTGAACCAACAATACAATCTAATTCTGTATCTTCATAATCCCATTCACTACCAAAATCATCATCTTCAATAGTCCAAGCAAAATGTTTTTGTAATTCTTTTGAACTATAAATTTTATTAATAGGAACTCCTACAGTTTCAGCCCATGCTTTAACTACTCTTGGATCTATATAATTCTTTTTGGATGTTTCTAAAGCTATACCAAGATTTTCTTTTTTGTCTTTCAATTTTACTTCTTTGGTCTTTATTGAATCTTGTAATTTTTTAATCTTTTCTTTTTTAGCTTCTTCATCTTTTAATTCTTTTAATTTTTGTTTTAATTCTTTTATATTTTTTTCATCTTTTTTATTACTTTTTTTTTGAGCTTCAGTAATACCTTTTTTATGATTTAACTTTATGGCTACATCTCTATTAACAATATTAAAATCAGCAACTTTTTGTTCATCAGTTGCATTCTTTTTATATTTTAAAAATTTCTGTAATCCCTTATACATAGTTGAACTTGCCAATCTTGTTCTAAATACCTTGGCTGTAAAATCACGATCTATACTCTTAAGATAATTATTCACACTTGTAGCATCTATAAGATGAAATACTTTATCCTTTGGTTTTTTATTCTTTATAAACTTTAGAATATTTTGATAAATTTCTGCACTCACATCAAGTGTGTTTTCATATAATTGAGAATCTTTACCAAAAAATCTTAAATTAATCTTATTACCTGCTATAGGTTTTATATTTTCCACCATCAAAGTTGTTGCTCCAACAACCTTTTCACCTTTATCTTCACCTTCTACATCAATTTCTTCACTTTCCGAAGTACCTACTCTAAATCCAAAATTTTTAATCAAATAAATCACTGTTCCTTTTTGATTATTTGATTCAGCATTACTTTTTAATAAACTATCTATTTTTTCATCAATGACATGGATAAATTTATTTAACTTTCTCGCCTTTTCAAATTTTAACAAATCTCCACTCTCTTTTAATCTTACATATTTATATTGTCCTGTAATTTCATCCTTGTATCTTGCTGTCCATCCTGCAGTTTTATCATGAACAATACCTCCCCATTTATGTCCAGGAGGTGGTACAGGTTCATCACCTTCACTTACATTAATGGTCACATCTTCAGGATTAATTACTTTCTTAATTTTTCCTTTATGTGTCATTACATTACCAGCTCCTACATATAAACCTTGAACTTCTACAGCAGAACTTTTAAGTTCTTTTTTAACTCCATTGATAAATGCATAATTATAATTTAATTTTCTTTCTAATCTATCTATTTTCTCTTTTAATTTTTCTTCAGGTTCTTTTGACTTTCTTAATTCATCTTTTTCTTCTTTCATCTCATCTATTTTTTTTACCATTCTAGAAAAGTCAAATTTTCCAAAATTTTTTATTAATTCATTATTTTTTAATTTTCCAAAAAATAATTGTTGATGTTCTTTTGTTAAGTAAGGTTTTAAAGTTGATAAGAAATTTTGTCTAAATTGATCATTCTTTAAAAATAATTTTTTACCATTTCTTTCTGTTATTATTCTCTTGGCCCAAAAAGAAAACATTTGTTCTTCTTCAGAATTTAATTTTACAACTTTACCCTCAAATAGAATTGGAGCTCCATGAGGTTTGTAAGGATCGTAAATATGGGGAAAATATGGACCATTATGTTCTAATTTATCCCAAAGTTTATCTCCTTTTTTCTTTTTATATCTTTCAAAATCACAATTTTCTATTTTTTCAGGCTTTGTTAAAGATATATGTTCATCAATCTCCAAATCTTTTGGAGTTATTTTCTTAAGTATATTAGATATTTTTTCTAATTTATCTTTTGCTCTCGTATTAATATTAATACAAGCTGCTTTCCTCTTTTTCCAAGCAAACCCTAGATATACTTCAATTGGAACTTTTTCATCCTTGTCAAAAGCATCATCTTTGAATTTTTTTTTATTAAAAAATAATTTGGTTATGTGTTTAATTATCTTTTCTTTCAATTCATCATCTATAACCACTTTATTTCTTAATATCATACCAAAACATTGATCATTGATACTCATATTTATTTATTAATGATAAATAAATAAATATTTAAGATAAAATATTTTCCAATTCAAATTCATCTATGATTGAAATTCCATACTCTTTGGCTTTATCTATTTTTGTTGTTTTCTCTGTCTTATCTCTCACAACTAAATGTGTGATTTTTTTAGATATACCTGTTACAATTTCACCTCCTTTTTCCTTGATTTTTTCTTCTAATTCTTTACTTCTAAATCCTGAAAACACAACTCTCAAATCAATTTTCTTTTTGGGTTTTTCTACTTTAAAAGATATAAAAGACATCATTTCACTCATAAAATGTTTAAATAAATCTATATTGTCTACAATCTTATTAGCTGTTATTTCTGAAAATCCTTTTACATCAAGTATTTTTTGTTTTAGTTCTTTCTGTGATAAAGTTAGTAGGTTTGGTACTTCTTCTAATAGACTCTCTAATTTTTTTACACCAATTCCTTGACCAAAAAGACTTGATGAAGCCATTAATTGAGGTAAAGTTATATTTTGTAATCCAGTATGAATATTTTTATAAATTTTTTTAGCTGATTTATCACCCAAACCGTCAATTTTTGCAAAATCACTTTCAGAGGCTTTTAATATTTTTAAGATATTATCTAATCCAACTTCTTGAAATTTTTTTATTGTTTGTAAACTTACATATTGGATTCCAAAAATCATAAAAAAATCATTCAATATTTTAGAACAAAATTCCTTTTCATCCATTTCATCTGGAAAAATATCTACTCCGGTTTCATTCCAACTCCAATCTATTTCAGGCATATCTGCTTGTGTACCTTTATCTACTGATAAAATATGAGGTATTACATCCCCACTTCTGGTAATATTTATAATAGAACTTGGACCTATCTTATTATCATGAATGAATTTACCATTAAATCCTGTGGCATATTTGATAATTACTCCTTGTAAATTAACAGGTTCTATATTGACTCTGGGCTTTAAAAATCCTCTTTTTGATAAATTCCATTCTACTTTAATTACTTTAGCTTTAACTACATTTTCTTCTTCAGTCATCTTGAAAGCTACTGCATATTCTGGATTTCCGTTCTTATTTCTTGTATATTCCTTATCAGTTTGAATAATAACTCCATCAATTTCATATTCAGAATCTTTTTTAAATTGAACTAATAACTTGGATAATGTATCTATATCTATTTTTGAAATACTTTTAGACATAGCAGGTCTAAAACCATTCGATTTTAAAATTTTAAATTGTTCTGAAATTTTCTTTTGTTTTTCATTATTTTCAATTAATTCATAAGAGATAAAATCTATATCATTAATACCTTCTTTAATTGTTTTACTATTTACAAGACCTGAAACCATATTTCTAGAATTTGAATATTTTGAAGTATATTTTTTCCAATTTTCTTTTGATATAATAAGTTCTCCTCTTACAACGATATCATTTTTTATTTTTTTAGGAATATAGTTTAGGTAAGGCGATAAATATGAAATATCAGCTCCTACTTTACCATCACCTCTAGTAAACAATGAAATTTTATCTTCTTTTTTATTATAAATAAATAAGCAAGATACACCATCTAACTTTTCTGATATAAAATATGATGGATTCTTTTGTTTATTTAACCATCTATCAAATTTATCTTTATCGTCTGGTTTAATTTTATCCATACTTCCTAACCAATAAGGTAAAACTACTCTATTATCTCCTTCTCTAAGCTTAAATCCTACTTCTTCTTTTTTCTTTTCATCCATACTAATAATTAGATTAAAAAGAACATCATATTTATTATCAGGAATTAAACTTTCCCCTGTATTATAATATGCATCATCATAATGACTTCTCAGTTCTAATAATGTATCAAAATCTAACGATTGAAAATATGACTTCAATTTATCCACAGATGTAGTATTAATTTTTTTAGTAAATTTTTGATAATCCATTTTATTATATTATCTCTTTCTTTTATTTCAATTTTTTTATTCTCTTTAAATAAAATGCCAAAATCTTCTGTTTCAAAAAATTTTATCTCTACTAAAATATTTTCAATCATTTTCGCAGGTATAATCCTCATCTTAAGTTCTATCTCTATAACTAATGTTAATAAACATATTAAAGAAATGGGAGAATCTGATGATAATTTAACTGCTACTAAGAATGCTTTAATTGGAATCTCTGTATTAACTGCAATTGTTATTATTTTTACGTCTTTTCATCTCCTGTTTAAAAAAAAATTAAAATATTTCTCTTTTAAATCTTGAATATAAGATATAATATCTTTTTTGGGTTTACAAGACTGACAATCACTATAATATTTTTTGTATATATACAAAACTAAAAATAATAATGTTATAAAAAGGGAAATTTGAAAGAAAACTAAATTTTTAGTTGACACTGTTCCAACAGCTGATGTTAAAGCTAAAGGAAGAAATAAACACGTTGGACATACCATATTTATTTAAAAATCATTTTTAAATAAAATTTAAAATAGGAAAAAGATGGTCAAAAGAAAAAATAATAATGATGATGAATTAAAGACTAAATTTAAAAAACTAAGTTTTAATCATCAAATCAAGGATGCTTATATATGTGAATTACATAGTCATTCTAGGGATATTTGTAGAATCTATGATTGTTCTGGATTTAATAAAAAATATAGTGAAAATTTAATTAAATATTATATAAAATAAAATGGAAGACGGTTTACAAAAATTAGACACAAAGACCTTTAGAACTATTTACACTATTGTTTCAATTATTTATTTAATTTTTATGGTTTGGGGAGTCATTCTTGCTTTGAAAGTTAATAAATTTGAACAACGTGTTTTACATGTCACTTTAGCTTTAATTGCTGGACCTACTTATGTATTTGGTTATTATCTTTCCAGATAAACTTATTTTAAATTTCCTAGAATTTAAAATAAAATTTTATAAACAACCAAAAAGGAATACTCAACTTACTAATTACATAAGCGTGATATGCTATTTTATAAATATCATTTGAAGTATCATACACACTTTTAATTATTGATTTTTGATTCTTTTTTTCTAATTCTTCAACCTTCTTTTGAAGATATTCTAATTTATAATTGACATTATCACAATCTACAAATTCTTCCATTTATTTTATTTATTTTTTTTATAATTAATAAAAATGTCTAAATCAACTTATCATGGTTTACATCAATGGTTTAAACGAGTCTATGAAAGACTTGGATGGATGGTTCTAGCTGATCATAAAGGATATGATGACAAGATTATTTGTTATAAGAATGAAATCAAAAGATTAGAATCTGCTCTTAAAGATAAAATTAAAAATATCAAAGATGAAGATAAAAAAGAAGATTTGAAGATACTTTTAGATTATGTGAAAGTATTAAAAGAACATGTGAAGAAAGATTTTTAATTTATTTATATTTATTTATATTTATTTACATGCATTTCCAGTTTGACAATATCTTTTATTAATACCAGAAAATTCTAGAATTAAATGTGCTGAAAAACCAGTAATAAAAAACATTAAAAGAGTATTAATAAGCCATTTTCCAAGTTGTGTTTGATCTTTAGAAGTAAATCTAAAAATCAAGGCCACTATAGTTCCAATAAAGGATAAGATTAATCCCACTACTAAAGCTTCTAGGATTAAATTCATTTATTATAATAAATATTTATTATAATAAATGTTAAATCGTTGGCAACAATTTTTAAAAAAATATGCTAATAAAGGTTATACTCGTTCAGAATTAAGTAAAATGTATCAAAAAAAATATGCTAAAGATATATCCAAAGAAAGAGACACTCGTAAAAAAGGTGAAAAATTATCAAGAAGACCTCGTAAATTTTCAAAGAAGGTTTGTCGTTCTTTAGTTAGTGATAAAGTTAGTGCCAATATGAAAGAATATCGTGCTGGTAGATATGTATCTCCAGCTCAAGCTATTGCTATAAGTTATTCTCAGGTTCAAAAAAGATATCCTAAGTGTAAAAGATTTTTGAAAAGATAATTATCTTATAGTGATACGATATCTATAATAATTACTAAGAATATATAAACGAAGTGCATTCTTATCAATAATCTTTTCTTTTGAAGTAGATAAATTAGATACATAATTTTCTCTTGAAATAATTAGACCCATTTTCTATTTAAATTTAAAAATTTTAAATCATTTTTAAATTTTAAAGTACTTTATTTTCAGAAGGTAAAATCATACTTAATTGTTTTGAAAAGATGGTTGAATTTACGTTGATACATTGTAAGTCAACTACCCCAGTTATCATTTTATTATAATAAAATGTCTTTTTATCTTCAGTCCAACCTTCATTATTTTGAATTTTTTGAATAATACTTTGAGCTTTTTCTTTTTTCTTTTCATCGTTATTTTCCTTTTTCATATCTTTGATTTTTTCGTTAATTTCTAATTCATCTTCGTCTAATAAAAGTTCTTCATCATCGTCTTTTTCTTCTTCAGATTCATCTAATAAAAGTTCATCATCGTCTTCATGCACTTCTTCTTTCTTTTCTGGATAATAAATAGATTCAAATTCCTGCTTTCTTTTAAGAGCAATTTTTTGTGCTACAGGAGCAATACTGGAAATAAGATTATAAGCTTTGGAATCTTTTACAATTTGATTATCTTCATTTTTATACTTAATGATTTGTCTACTTTTATCATTACAAAAAGCAATAGGTTTTCCAGATTCATCTTTTAAAAGTTTATTGGCCACTATATTAGCTAATCCTCTTTGACCTTGATAAATATCTTCTAATTTAAGGTTTTGATCAAAAATTTGATAAATATAATCTGGTGATAGATTAACAGGTTGTAAATTATTGTAAGTATTGTTGTTAATAGAATGATTATCACTTTTATTATTAGTCACATTTGTAGGTCTTTCGATGGCTTTTAAAGCTAATTCTTTATTAGTTTCTTCAAGTCTAAGGATAGTCTCTTTTAAGTCTTGGATCTGCTTTTCAAAAGATTGTTTTTGATAATCTAGTTTATCACAATATTGTTTAATAATTAATTCATTTTGATTAATTTTATTTTCATATTCTTTTATTCTTTCAGTAAATTTAAATTCTGAACAAACATTCTTATGATAATTAATACTTGTTCTAGAAGAAAAAGTTTTATTACAAAATTCACATTTAAAATTCTGTATTTCAGTTTCAACATTTCGATTTAATATACATCTTTTTGCAGTTTTTACATGAATATTTAAATTACTTTTATTAACAAATGTTTTATCACAATATTGACATTTATATTCCATTTTGTATTGACATTTGTTTTTTTAAATTATATTTTATAAAATTTATAAAACTTGACAAATATTTATTCAAGATTAGACAATTTTTGTCAATTTTTATAAATTTTTAAAAAAAGTTAAACTGTTTAGTAGATTTAAAATAAAATATAAAATATTAATTTTTTTTAATATAAATTCAATATAAAAATATTACAATTTTGTTTTAAACAAAATAATTAAAAAAATGTGTGTGTGTTAAAAAAAAATTTCTATGATAAATAAAAAAAATTATTTTTCAATTAATTTTAAAATTAATTCTTTATTTACATTTTCTAATTTCTTAATATTTTCTTTTAATTCTAATATTTGAATTTCATAATATTTTTTTAATTCATTAGTTTTTTTAAAGTAATTTGCACTTGTTTCTTCACATTTTATTAATAAATCTTGAATTGTTTTATCTTTTTTTGTTAACATATTTTCATATTCTTTTACCTTCAAAAAAATTTTATATTGATTACAATTATTTAAGTGTATATTTAAGTTTATTTTTTGAGTAAAATTTTTATTACAATAATCACAATTAAAATTAATAATATTTTCTTGAGACAAATTTCTATTTAATATACATTTTTTAGCTGTTTTAAGATGTGTATTAAGATTAGATTTTTGTGAAAAAATTTTTTGACAATATTGACATTTATATTCCATTTTGTATTGACATTTGTTTTTTTAAATTATATTTTATAAAATTTATAAAACTTGACAAATATTTATTCAAGATTAGACAATTTTTGTCAATTTTTATAAATTTTTAAAAAAATTAAACTGTTTAGTAGATTAATATTTATATTTTTTATAATAATTTAATTAATCTAATGTGAGATTGATTTTTATCTATTTAATTATAATACATTTTTATAAAAAAAATGTGTGTGTGTTAAAAAATGATATTAGTAATATAAAAAATATTTAATTTTTACAAATTATTATTAAAATTTGATAAATATTTATTAATTTTAATAAATAATTTATTTTAAAACTTAATACAGTTTATTCAATACTATTTAATAAAAATTATTAAACTTTAATAAAAATTATTAAATATTATTAAATTTTACAATTTATCACTTAAAATAAAATGAATTCAAAAACTATCCAAAAAATTGATAATATTTTTAATAATGAAGATATTAATTACATTTTAAATCATCCTGAAGTTATAGCTATTAAAAATAAAATACTTTCAAGACAGAATGGAAGTGAATATTTTAATATTGATATCACCCCTGAAATTAGTCAAAAATTATTACAACATTTTAATCTATCTCTATCCAAGGTTCCTATGAGATGGATTAAAGGAGATATCTCTCCTCATAAAGATGTAGGAGCACACAAATTTCAAAAAACTCATTTAATTTACCTTACTGATAGTCAAGGTAATTTAGTAATTGAAAATAATAGTTATCCAATCACTAAAAATACAGGCTACATCTTTTCAGAAGGATTACAACATGAAACGATAGATACTGGATTAGAACCTCGTTTGCTTTTAGGTCCTATGAGTGAAGAAGGGTTAAGTGTAGGAAGTACTGTAAATACAATAAATGCTGATGGTCAGACAGAAATAATTTATTTTAAATCTGATATGGAAGGTGGTGTACAATATAAAATTAACGATGGTTTATATCAATTTTTTTCTATACCTCCTACAATTGTCAACACAAATACAAGTTTTACGTTAAAAGTTTTATTTGAAAATAATTTAACATTATTTAGTAATATTTTTTTCTTTATAATTGGCTCAGATAATATTCAATTTGGTTCAACATCTCTGAAAGGAAATGGAACACGTCCTATTATAACAATCGATGGTGTTTCAGATTATCCTGGTCTTATAAGAAATGGATATTCTATTATTGGAGGTTTTAATAATATTTATGTTTACAATTTTGAAATTAATGCAACAGGAGGTAGTACATTAGTAAGTGATGGTGGATGGATAGGTCAATCTTATTTTGGAAATCAAGCACAAAATAATTTTATAATAAATTGTTCATCAAATGGTCCAATTATTGATGGTGGTGGTGGTATTGTAGGTGGATATGCTGGACAAGGTGATACAATATTTAAAATTTTGATTTATAATGTCTTCTCTTGTTAAATTAAATTTTTTTAAACCTTTTATAAATTTTTCAGTTAATGAATTCATTTTTTTTAATTAATTTTAATTAAAAAACAATTTTATTATATTTTAAATCTTTTCCAAAACTACATTAATATCCTTATTGATGACTTGGATTACTTCATCATTTTTATAATCTTGAAGATAGTATATTTCTTTTATTCCAGAAGAAACTAAAATTTTAAAACAATTAATACAAGGATAATGTGTTATAAAAGCAGTTCCTCCTTCAACACTTACACCTCTTTTGGCACAATCAGCAATACAATTTTGTTCTGCATGAACAGTAGCTTGTTCATGATTATCTCTAACAACTGAAATATGGTTTCCTCCAGGTAAAAATCCATTATACCCTGTTGCAACTATTCTTTTATCTTTCACAATTACACATCCTACTTTTAATCTTTCACAAGGTGATCTTTGAGAAACTAATTCACATATTTTAGAAAAATATTCAGTCCATTCTAACCTTGTCATTTATAATTAATTTTTCTTATTAAATTTACTTATTATAGACTACAAAATCTTTATTAAAATTTTCTACAAGATGACCAGGATATCCCATTTGATTTGAAACGAGAGGAACATTATATTTATAAATTACGTTTCCAAAATTATTAAAATGAGTATGACCATACATCCATAAATCCACTTTCTTAATAATCTCACATAAATTAGTTGAAAAAGCACAATTTTGTAATTCTTGTTCATAAGGTGCAAATGAAGTATTTGTTCTAGAAGGTGTGTGATGAGATAAAATAACTATTTTATAATTTTGTTCTTTAAGAGTATTAATAGTATTTTCTAAAAAATTAATATTTTCTAAAAATAATTTACTACTTATTTCTGGTGTAAGATTTTGAATTAATCTATAATCATTCATTCTAGTTGAAATAAAATCATATAATTCTGGAGGAATGTAAGACCATAATATAGTTCCAATAAAAGCTATATTTTTATGAATGTAAACAGAATTGTTTAAAAAGTGAATATCAAGTTCTTTACAAATCTTTTGAATAAGATTATTTATTTCAGGAATAGAAGAACCATAATATTCGTGATTACCTGCAATTACCAAAACTGTATGAAAATTATCTCTACACCAAGATAAAAATTTATAATAAGAAGATTGATAGGGATTACCAATATCACCTAAAAGACATATAATATCATTTTTATTTGGAGTTACAATATCACTAAAATTTGGTAAATTATTTTCATTATAATGTTCAAGATGAACGTCTGAGACTAATCTAATATTATTCATTTTAATCGTTAAATAATTTATTATAAAAATCATTTTTATAATAAAGTATGGATACAGCAACTAGACTATTAACACAATACACATCAGAAAATTTATTTTTTGAAGATTTTATTCGTGCTATCTTCGAACCACAAGTTTTTTATGCAGTTCGAACTTTAAGTCAAATGATAAGTAATATTCATCCAGATATTCATGTTGTAAGCAGAGGAGGTGATGCTTTGAATTATTATTATGGTTCTCCCGATTTTGTTCCTTCACATGACTATGATTTTATGTTTTTATATATAAATAATCAAACAAACATTAATCAAAACAATTATGATACTTTGAGAAATACAATCAATGTTTTTGGTAATCAAATGATTCAATTATTAAATTTTTTTAAAAATAATGTAATAAAAGATATCACTTTTAATGATTTTAGAACTGGGAATAGAGCAACAAATACATTTACAAATAGAATAAGAGATTTAAACTTTAGACTAGTTCAAGATAATTTAAGATTGTGGACTATTCAATATGATTATCAATATCTTAATCAAAATAATATATGGCAAAGTACTACAACAAGTGTGATAGATTTGTTCCTTTATGGTAATTTTGGGAATAATGTAGTAGAAGGATTAGATGCAAATGGAGTTTTAAGATCA